TTTATCATTATTGGATATTCGTTTTGCAAGAACAATTAATAGAATTCAAAAATCTGCAATTTCTGAAATGAATAAAATTGCAATCATCCATTTATATTTAATGGGTTTTGAAGATGAATTATCAAATTTCACATTACAACTTACAAACCCTTCAAAACAAGCAGATCTTTTAATGATTGATGTTTGGAAAGAAAAAGTAACATTGTATAAAGATATGGTTAGTGAAATCGCTAAATCAATTCAACCAACATCAGCAACTTGGGCCAAAAAACACATTTTTGGGTTCTCTGATGATGAAATTAAAAATGAATTGTTGCAAATTAGAATGGAAAGAGCGGTTTCTGCTGAACTTGATAATACGGCAACAATCATTACTAAAACAGGTATTTTCAGTACCGTAGATAGACTTTATCAACCAGTGACAGGAGGAACACCTTCTGGTGGCGGAGCACCTCCTGCTGGCGGTGAAGCGGGTGGTGGAGCTCCTCCTCCCCCTGCAGGACCTGAAGGTGGTGAGGCAGGACCACCAATTCCTGAGTCATTCAAAAAAGATAAAAATAAATTGATTTTAGAGTCAATGGAAGATGATTTTGATGAGGATGAGTTTTTAGATTTTCAAAAAGTTAATAGTTCTTTAGGTGATTTAGACGATCAGTTGTCAAAACTTCTTGGTGACTAATATTTATAGATATGAGTAAATTAGAAAAATTACCAGAAAAAAATTTTAAATTCATTCTAAAACGAATGTATGACGATATTGATCGATTTGGTCGAAATGGAGATTTAATTTCGCATGCTAATCAAAAAATAATAAGAGATATTTTTGATGATATTGGTATATCAATCGATCAAGATGATTTAGGATTTATTTTGGCATTATACAAGTTAAACCCTAATTTTGCTACTGAAAAAATAAAAATTCCAGAACTTCACACATATGAAGTAATAACTAAAAGATATGCTAACGTTAGTATTAGAGAATATTGGAAAAATGAAGTTAATAGTTATTTTGAAGACGAAGATGATGTTAATGATTTTATTTCTTGGTTTGGTGATGATTGGTGGGAAGGTGAAATGATTGATAGAGAAGAGTATGATGAAGAAACAACAGATACCGATATTGATGAAATAAATAAATTAACTTGATATTTATTATAAAAACAAAAAAATGAAAGTCGGAGAATTAAAATCAAAAATAGAAAATCAACTTGTTGAGTCATATAAAAAAAATTCATTCAAAGAAAATATTTTTATTTTCGAAGAATTGGTTTTGAAAAATAAAAACATCTCAAAACTTTTTTTCTTATATGATCAGTTGTCAAATAAAAAAGGACTTTCAGAAAACGTTGCATATGAATTTATAAATGAATCAATTGTTGCGTATGAAAATTTGATCAACAAAGTTAACCCACTACACTTAAGAGAATTAAATGCGTGGGTTGGTCATCAAAAATGTGAAAACAATTATGAAAAAATTGATAATTTATTTTCCACAAGTGTTCTAACTTTAGAAAACAAAATCAAAAGTAAAAAAATAATTTTAGAAAGTTTAAAAAAACCTGAAATAGAAAAAAAAGATATTATTAAAGTTCCCTTGAAGTCTATGGTGTCTGTTGCTAATAAAACAATATCAAACTTTATTTCTACTTTGAGTGAATCTGAAAGAAAAGAATTAAAAAAGATTTTGAACACCCCAAAAGACACTTTGGTTGAGAATTATAATGAAACTAAAGATTTAGTAATTGAAAAATTAACAAATCAAAAAGATAATGAAAAAGATTCTGATACAATCAAAACTATTAATCAAGTTTTAGAAAAAATTCAAACAGAATCTTTTACAGAATTAAATTTTTACAAGTTAAAACAACTTAACGAAAGTCTTTAATCTTTATTAGATTTTAATTTCTGAATATAGACCGCTTTCTTTTTACCTTCCCGTATTTTAACCGATGGTTTAACAAATTCTTTTCTGTCAAATAAAATAGCATTTTGTTTGGTACGAATTATTTTTCCCTTTAAATTTTTTAAAGATTTTTCGATGTTCCCATTTTTAACTTCAACAATTAACATAATTTTTTTTCTTGTTTGATATAAATATAATAATTGATTACAATTATAACAAAATAAACAATTAGCATATGGAAAAAATATATGAAAAAAGGAAAAACTACCAAATTAACTGGTTACCGAACATTTAAATCTAATTATGGGACAATAGACTCTCAAAATCTAAAATCGATTTTTATAAACATACAAACATGGGTTGAACCAAAAGACGAGGTAGAAAATTGGAATCGAGTTGTGTTAAATATGTCAAGATCAGTCAAACACACAGTTTTAGATAAAATAAACAAAGAAGTATTCGACACAAAATTTATAGTTGATCTAGATCTTAGAACAAGCGGACTTCAACCAAAAAAGAAATCTTTTATGAATTTAGAAATTAATCTATTTTTATTAGAATCTATGGATTTCAAATCACCAAAATTAAAAAAATATGTAAAAAGTTTAATCAAAAATGTATATGGTGATGTGTTGGCAAAAAACAAATATTTCAAATGTTATCTAACAAAAAATGGTAATCAAAAACCAATAAAAAAAGAAATTGAAACTATTTAATATTTATATATAAAAATACTTAATGGAAAATTATAAAATTTTAGGACCAAGAGAATCAGGAAAAGGAATTCTTGTTGAATATGACGCTGGATATATCGATCCAAACGAAAGAAGAAATCTTCAAATGATTAGAGAAAGTAAAAATATGTTGGATCATTCAAAACCATTTGAGTTTTATGCGGTTCTTCAAAAATATAACACCCCAAATAGAAACGGAAGAATATATCCCGAAAAAATTCTTAAAAGAGAATCTGAGAATTATAAAAAAATAATTGATAAAGGAACTTCTCTTTCTGAGTTGAATCACCCTGAATCATCTTTAATCGACCTTGATAGAGTTTCTCATCTTATTACCGAAATATGGTGGGAAGGTCCAGTTCTTTTAGGTAAGTTAAAATTATTAACAAGTCCAGGTTTTCACGAAAGAGGTATTGTATCAACCAAAGGTGATTTGGCAGCAAACTATTTAAGACAAGGTGTAACGTTGGGTATATCTTCTCGTGGTGTGGGATCACTTAAAAAGGTTGGAGAACAAAATGAGGTTCAAGATGATTTTGAATTAATCTGTTTTGACTTAGTATCTTCACCATCAACGCCAGGAGCATATCTTTTTAGTGACCCAAAAGAAAGATTAAACTTTGAAGAAAATCTTGACGAAGAAAAAAGAATTAACGCCGAAAGACAAATTGGTGAAACAGGATCAAAATCGCTTGACTTAATGAATAGATTGTCCGATTATTTGAATAAATAATAAATTATGGACGAAAAATATTTTATCGCAAAGATTACAACCGATATGGTTGATACTGAAACTGGAAAAGTTAAAAAAATGAGAGAAGAAAAATTGGTTAGAGGATACTCACCTACCGATGTTGAGGCCAAAGTAACCAAAGTTTATGAAAATTACACGATGGATTGGAGAATCACTTCAATTTCTGAAAGTAAAATTGATGAGGTTATCGAATCATAAAAAATCATTTAAATTAGTTTAAAAATTGGGAAGAGACAATAGTCTTTTCCCTTTTTTTTTGTTTTATTGTGTCAAAAAAACAATTTTTTACTTTTTGATGATATTTATTAGAAAAATATTTTATAAAAAGTATGACAAACAACAAAAATGTAGTAGAAGACGCTCTTTTCCAAATCAAGAATTTGGAGGAGACTCTACAAGAAAATGCAAAAGGAATACTTCATTCTACGATGAGTGAAGAAATCAGACAACTAGTAAAAGAATCTCTTAGAGAACAAGATGAAGAAGAGGTTGACACAGATGAACTTGACACTGAAACTGAAGTTGAGGACGAAAACATGGATGACGACATGGAAATGGAAGATGAAATGGAAATGGACGATGAGGACATGGAAATGGATGATGAAATGGAAATGGATGATGAAATGGGTTCTGACGATATGGAAGATGAGGAAGAAACTATCGATATGACGGGAGCGTCAGATGCGGAAGTTTTAAGAGTTTTTAAAGCTATGGGTGATCAAGACGGAATCGTTGTGAAAAAAGAAGGTGAAAATATTCATTTTACTGATGGAGATAACGAATACATGATCCATTTGGGTGAATCAGAAGAAGATTCAATGATGGAAATGGATGATGAGTTTATGGAAGGTTTTGATAACGAAACACTCTATGAGATCGAAATGGATGATGAAATGGGTTCTGAAGTTTCTGAATTTAATTGGGGCGGAGCTGCAATGGGAGCAATCACAGGTGGTTTAGGTCTTGGTGAAGAAGAAACTATATATGAACTTGAAATGGACGACATGGAAATGATGGAAATGGACGACATGGAAATGGATGATATGGAAATGGATGATATGGAAATGATGGAAATGGATGATATGGAAATGATGGAAATGGATGATATGGAAATGATGGAAATGGATGATGAAGATTTTGACTCAGTTATGGAATCCGTTAAAAAAGCCATTAAAACTAAAGGTGTTGGTATTGGAAAAGGTCCTAAGTTTAGTTACGACAAAAAACCTAATATGAATGGAGGTTTTAACTCCAAAAGAAAAGAAGCTTTTGGAAAAGGAACTAAAGCGATGGGAACAGGAAAAGCCAAATTCGAATATAAAGAAGGCGAAAACATGAAAAAAGGATCTATGAAAAAAGTTGAGACCAAAGAAGCGTCAAGAACTTATGGTAATGGATCTAAAAATGGTAGCCGTGGTTTAAGAAAGGCAAGAACAAACAACAGAAATTATGAATACAATCCATTTAAAATTTCGGAATCTAATGAAGTAAACTCGTTAAGAGAGAAAAATGAAGAATACAGAAAAGCTCTTGATGTGTTTAGAACGAAATTGAATGAAGTTGCAGTTTTTAATTCTAACTTGGCTTATTCTACAAGATTGTTTACTGAACATTCAACCACAAAACAAGAAAAAATAAACATCTTAAGAAGATTTGATAATGTTGAATCTTTGAAAGAATCGAAAAATCTATACAGAGCCATTAAAAATGAATTAGGAAATGGTGTAAGTAAAGAAAACTCAATAAACGAATCAATTGAAAGAACTGTGAATAAATCTGTTTCAACAGGGTCATCAGCAAATTTAATTGAATCAAAAACTTACGAAAATCCACAATTCTTAAGAATGAAGGATTTGATGACAAAAATAAAATAAACAATAAATAATAAAAACCAAAAAAAATGGGAGCATTATTAGAATCAGGTCTTGTAGGTAACATCGGGTTAAAACACCTTAAAGTTATCAAAGAAGACACAATTAACAAATGGGACAAATTAGGGTTCCTTGAAGGTCTTAAAGGCCACCTAAAAGAAAACGTAGCTCAATTATATGAGAACCAAGCATCTTTCTTGATTAACGAAGCAACTTCAGATGGTTCTTCTAACGGAGCATTTGAAACAGTTGTTTTCCCAATCGTAAGACGTGTATTCTCTAAATTGTTGGCTAACGACATCGTATCTGTACAAGCAATGAACTTACCTATCGGTAAATTGTTCTTCTTTGTACCAAGAATACAAGGATATTCAAACGCATCTTCTGAATTGGCAAACGCATATCCTCAAACAGGAGTTGGAACTGCTGGTGGTCAACACTACGCACCAATAGGATCACCTAACGGACCAACTGACGTTAACTCAGGTTATCCAGGTGGAACTGCACCTAACTATCCTTACAAAAAAGACTTGTATGACTTGTTCTATGAAGGAAATGAAGCTTCTTTAGATCCTCCAGGATTGTTTGATTACTCTAAAGGTAAGTGGACTGCTGTTACAGCAAACACTACTGTTCAAGCATGGGCAGGTTCTTCACTTGTTAATACCTCATTAGATACTTACTCTGGTAACACAAGAAAAGTTATTATGAAACTTTGTGGTTTTGCTAACGCTGGTACAGGAAAACTTATTGGTCCTGATGGAAATGAAATGGATACTGAATCTTTCCTTTCTGATTTAAGAATCTATGGAACTTCAGTAATTTCTGCAGCAACTACACCTTGTAATGTGTTTACAAGTACTTATAACGGTCAAACTGTATTTGTTCCTCTATTGTTTAGAGTTGTAACTCAAATTTACGGACAAGGAATTGTTACACCTACAAGTACTAACACGTCAACTGTATTTGGAAACAGTGGTAATGCAACTGGTACTAATACTGGTGATGGTGGTAACTACAACAATATTTGTTCTCAAGACGGATGTATCTATCTTGAAGTAGATTTATCTTGTCCAGTATGTGCTGATTGTGACGCAACATCATTAGATGGTTACACAGGAACTACTATCTATTCAGGTACTTCTGGTGGTTCATTCTTGGCTTGGTATAGAAGATATGCTGAAATGGAATTTGAAGATCAAATTGGTGAGGTTTCTTTTGACCTTGAGTCAGTAACTGTATCTGTTACAGAAAGAAAACTAAGAGCACAATGGTCTCCTGAATTAGCACAAGACGTTGCTGCATTCCATAACATCGATGCTGAAGCTGAATTGACAGCGTTGTTGTCAGAACAAGTTGCTGCTGAAATTGACCGTGAGATCTTACGTGACCTACGTAAAGGTGCAGCATGGCAATTACGTTGGGACTACAACGGATGGAGAAGAATTAACGCTACTACATCTTACACTCAAAAAGACTGGAACCAAACTTTGATTACAGCAATTAACCAATTGTCAGCACAAATCCACAAATCTACTTTGAGAGGTGGTGCTAACTGGATCGTTGTTTCTTCTGAGGTTTCTGCTATCTTTGACGATTTAGAATACTTCCACGTATCTAACGCGGCTCCTGATCAAGACCAATACAACATGGGTATTGAAAGAGTTGGTACATTGTCTGGACGTTACCAAGTTTATCGTGATCCTTACTTCCCAGCAAACCAAGTTTTGATTGGACACAAAGGAACATCATTGTTAGACACAGGTTACATCTACGCACCGTATGTACCTCTACAATTGACACCTACAATGTATAACCCATTCAACTTCACGCCAATCAAAGGTATTATGACCAGATACGCGAAGAAGATGGTGAACAACAGATTTTACGGAAGAATTACCGTAGATGGTGTTAGAACATTCGACTTAAGAGAATTGAGATAATCAAAATCTTAAAAATAACATTAAAGGGACAAGAAATTGTCCCTTTTTTTATATATTAATTTTAATAGTTGATTTTTTGGTTTACTTTAATAAAGTTCTAATTGATTTTGAAATCACTTCGGTTTCTCCAATAGAAAAAGCTCCTTTTCTATGTGCGGATTTAACGGCTTCAATTAAATAGTATAGAGAGTGTTCGTTATCCATTGTGGTTAAAATTAACTCTAAATGGTCTTCATTTAGTAACTCTATTGTGTTGAATAAATTGCCAAAATTTTTATTTTCTTCTTCCATAACTAAATTATATGATATTTATAATAATAATAAAATGAACAGATTAAATCAAATCATTAGAAAAGTAATTAGAGAAGCATCTGGCGACAGTAGTGGTGGGAGGGGAAGTTATATCGCTCCAATTCAACCAGGATTAAGACCTTGGTCAGGAGAGTCTTTACAACCGTTTACACAGGCGGTTTCAAAATATAAAAGTCCATTAGTCCAATATGATAGTTATGATCAAAGTTGGGATTTAAGACGAAATCAAATTCGTGAATTAGAAAGAACTGCCGCTAAAATACAAGATTATATTAAACATAACCCATATTCAACATTTTCTGATGATGATGGAAATATTATCAATCAATACTTTGAAAATAGTAAAGAAGCATCCTTTAAAGAAAGGATGGAACCTTATACTGAAAAAGTTCCATTTAATGAGTGGGTTGAAGTTGCCGATAAAGGTGTTTTAAATGAAGATTTAGCCGTTTGGTTTGGGACAAAGAAGAAACCTAAAGGATCTTCTCAACCAAAAGGGCCATGGGTTAACATTTGTCGTAAAGTCGACGGAAAACACCCCCCTTGTGGTAGAACGGATACAAGTAAGGGTGCTTATCCTAAATGTCGTGCTTCAGGTGTTGCATCTAAGATGAGTGATTCACAAAAAAGATCTGCTTGTCAACAAAAAAGAAGTGCTGAAAAGAAAGATACTCAAACAGGAAAAGGTCAAAAACCTGTAATGACAAGTTACAAACCAAGAAAAAAATAATTATTTTTTATTAATATTTTCTGTTAGTCTTTCTAACACCGTCTCAAGAGAATTTTTAATATTTGATTTTACTTCTTTCTCGGTGTTTACCCTTCTTTTTTCGGTTTCTGTGTCATAGATATATATTAATCTTTCATAATCACGAATACTTAATTTAACATCGTAATGAAAAATATGATTTGTTATCTCAACACGTCCATAATCAATGATTATAAAAATGTTCAATTTTTCATTAACAATAAATCTTTTTTGAGACATCGGAGCGATCATAAAATCAGAATCTTTATCCGATATTAATTTAATACAAATTTTAAATCCAGTTTTTTCATGCGGCTCAACTTCTTCATAAGTTTTCATATTGTTTCTCATGTATCGAGCCATTTTGACTTTAAATCGTTTGTAGAACCTGTTGAATAATTTTTTCATACGTTTGTTTTATTGTTCTACAAATATATGAAACTATTTTTTATTAAACAATATATTTAAAAAATTTTCCCAAGTTTCTTGATCATTTTCATTTCTACCAATATTTGCAGAGTAACAACATAAAACAACGTTATCTTTGGTATATCCTTTATTTCTATCTAACCTATCTAACGACGGTTGTTGGGGATGTTTTGTTTTATCAGAGGGTATGAGTGGTATTTTAAACCAATAACATAAACCATTTTGGTTATCAAACATTTCATTAACATCATCAACTGATAAAGTATGTTCTTTATTTCTTTTAGAATCGTGAATTAACGTGTTTTGCCATAGTCTAACTCTTCTTTCTTTTTGTTTTAAACTTTCAGTTTTTTTAAATTCAGGATTTAGTCTATATCTTCTTTTATGTTCTCTAGTAACTTTTAAGATACATTCTTTACATCTATTTCCTCTTTGTGAAATATAAAAATCTGATTCAGGTTTTAACATTTTACATTTACTACATTGTTTTTCCATACATGTAAATATATGGGAAAACATTAAAAACTAAAAAAAGAGGAATTAATTCCTCTTTTTAATTTTTTAACAGAAAGGGGGGGAACACCTTTTTTTACCATCAAGTCCTTTTATTTTACCTTTACATACTTGAACAGCGTGGCCATTACTATAAGCTGAGGGGTACACGTCATATTTTGCTTTAGCCGATGCCTTTCCTCTAGCACATAACTTTGTTCCTGTTTTTTTTCTACCTTCCATCATAACCATATCTCTATCGTCAATATTCATAGAGAGTTCCATACCATCTTTTTTTGATTCATTCATTAAAAAATCAAAAACTTGATCCATATTGTTTTTGGCTTCTGCAATGTGATCCTGAGCCCAATCGTGACCATTTTCTAAAATGTCCTCAATCATAGATTGGTCAAAATCTAATAATATATCACATTGTCTTCTCATTTGTTCTAAATTTGAAAAGAACATATACCTTGAAGATTCTTTATCGTTACTTTCTTTTAAAATTCTTTTAATAATTCTATCTAACTTATCCATATTTTTATTTTTATTTTTTAACTATATAATCCGTTTTGTCCTCCTAATTGAACTGCATTTCCTTGAATAACATCATTTCCGTATAAACCAGTCCATACAGGGTGGGGAACTGCAGTTGCGGTTGCTGTTCCTCCCGATAAACACGGATCACAGATAACACAACTTTCATAAATTGTATTTGCTGTTACTGGTATACTTTGAAAACATGAAGAACAAGAATCAAAAAGAGTTCCTAAATCATATACAGGTCCTGATGGTGATCCACTAACTAAGGTTGCGCAATATGTTGTTCCCGATAAAGTGATAGAATAAGTTTCACCTGTGGTTGGAGCAGGAGTTACTCCAAGATCATTTACCGCAACAAAAACACCTGGTTGGGAACATAATTCAAAATTTACTAATGCCATAATATTTTATTTTATAAATATCTCTTTATTCTGATTTAACATTCACAATAAAGAAATTAATTTGTTGTTTATAAACATTTATTTGACCTGATGTTGTTACTTTAATATCCACAAAGTATTCATTTGGTATTTTATCTCTTGTGTCAAATATGAAATAATATTCATTTGGTGTTCTATTTAAAGTAGTCCAATCTTGAACAATCACCTCAGTAGTCCCTTCTTTAACATAAACTCTATATTGACCATCAACGTTTGGTAATTGTTTGTTTGTGGTATAAGCTTGTTTAATAATAACCCCAACTTTTCTAACATCTGTGTTTAATATTTTCTCATTTTGTTTTAATCCATAATAAGAAAAACCATATTGTGCAGGATCATTTGTATTTGTTCCAATTTGAATGGATTTTTTAAATGGGTACACGGTAAATTCATTAATTTGGTTTGGTAAATTAAAACCATTTAATTCTATATTAGACCAAGTGTCTGTAAACATACATGGTGTGTGATACCCTATTAGTGGTGGTAATGTAACTTCATAAACCCCCCTTGTTCTTAAACATGTTTGAAGATTTTGAAGACCTTGTATTGGAGTTCCTTGTGAATCCGAAATTGAAACCAAAGGAGTGTGATCCAAATTAATAAAATCACCGTTTTCGTATATATATAAATATAATTTATTTGATCTACCCATAGAAAAATTATTTCTATCATCTTCAATTAAATCGTTGTATGTTGTTAGAAGGTATGGTTCATAAAAAGTTTGAGTATGACGAGTAAAAAACCCAACTGAATATGATCCAGTTGTACCTGATAAATTCTCTACTTGTGGTAAATAAGCAATTCCCCACCCTGTTGGATTTTGAATAACCCCATTTAACACATCATTAATTTCTTGTGTCATGTCAAATTCAATATCTTCATTTCCAAATTCAAAGTGCTGAATGTCAACAATGGTAATTGCTGAAAACGGAACTAAACCAACATTTCTATTATTATAAATCCCTGCTTGTTCCCAATTATTGATTGTTGTTGTTTGAAACCAATTTGAAGGTCTGTCAGAATAAGCCCTGTTTGGTCCTAAAACATCAGGAACATCATAAAAATCATAACCAACACCTTCATCCCAATATTGTGGAAAAGCCGGATCAAAATTTACTGGTGGTATTCTAAAAAGTATTAAATCAAAAGATGTTGCCCTCATACTTCCATCGGGCATAGATGTATTAAGTAATTCCTCATTAAATGACGATGTGTTTGTCATCTTCAAAACGTGAGTTATTTCACTATTTTGACAATTTGTTGAAATTGTTCCGTTTGCGATTTTTTCTTTTAATAAATCTAAATTTAAATCAAATATAAATCTTGAATATCCAACAGGGTTAGCAATTCCCCCATCACCATAATAGAGTTGCATTACAGGGTTTCTTCCCGTATTCACATAACTATTATATACTATTGTGTTGTTTCTACTAAAGTAGGAGTTAATAATTGACATTTATTTTTTCTTTATAAATATCAATTAATTCTAATATTTTGATTTAATATTGAATTATCTGCGTCTTGTAGGATTTTGTTGATTTCATCTAATTGAGTTCCATCAACTCCGATTGGAATTGGAGCTTCATTTATATTATGAACATGTGACCCTAAAAATCGAACAATTAAACTTAAAAGTTTCATTAATTCGTTACCTCTAACCATTGGATCTGTATTTGGTAATACATTTTGTGTAAAATACTCTTGTTCAATACCATACAAAGTTTCTTTTGGTTGTAGATTTATTTTTGATTTAGAAGGTATATCTGTTTTATGAGAAAGAAAATAAATAAAATCTGATGCCATAGTTCCGTATGAAACAGGATTTGGTGTGTAAATACTTTGTTTTAATGTAATTTTATCTGAACTTAATTGTTCCCCAACAACATTTTTTGACCACACCAATACGCTTCCAAATTGTCTGTCTGAAGGTAATAATTTGATTTTTTTAAAGAAATTATTAACCATATTAAAATCTGTGGATGCTGAAGAAGATAATTTGTCTATATTGTTTTTTGTTGGTCTAAAGTAGAATGGAAATTGTTTTTCTAATCTTGAATCATTCTCTAAGGGAAATTGATCATACCCATCAATATTTATCTTCCCACTATTAACTCCATTTATAAATTGGTTAATTATTTTAACACCCTCATCTTGAGTTTTACCGGTAAATTCTAATTTATATTCAACGCCACTTTTATATTGATCAAGTGGTGTGTTCATATTAATTTCAGTACTTTTAGTTTTATCTTTAGGGAGTAACGAATAAAGTGATATGTTACCATTGTAAAAAGTTGATCCTGTTGTTCCACCTCCTGATGTAAATCCTGTAATTTGAATCTCGGTTGTTATTTCCCATTCTATTAATTTTTTAACTAATTGTGGTTTGTTGGAAAATAATGTTTTTTTAATTGGGTCTAATTGTTTTTTTTCTAAATCAAAGTTTGATATTTGTAAAAATCCCCTATTTTGTCTTGGTGTTGGTAAATTAAAACTTGATGTTTGTGTTGGTATGTTTTTTCCGGCCCTTATTAAAACTTCACTTTCTTTTACGACAACATCAGCAGTTCCTCTACCTAATAAAGCATTATCTCCTGGTTCAGGATAAATACCTTTTGTTTGACCTTTTAGTTCTAAACTTATTGGGTCTTTAATGTTATTTGCTTGTTTTAAGAAAACACCACTAGCAAGCATTGATTCTGAGTTGTGCCAATTTTCAAACTTATTATTTTGAGGTCTTGTTATTGGGCCTTGTATGTAAAATTTGGTATTATCGTTTATTTGTGTTTTATTGTAGTAAAATATGTGAATATATTCATCTACTTCTGGTACTTGACTAATATAATACGGTAAAAGAGGTAGATAAATTATAGGATCTTTTTCCGTCCAAATATCTTTTTCAGGATTCCAATTTTCAGGTAATAAAGCCGATTCAACCTGATCGATTGGGACTGCTCTTACTCTACCAAGCATCAAAGGATCTTGATTATTTATTACAAATCCTTGAAATATGTTTTTATCTCCATTCATTTTATTTTAATTCTATCTGAATATTCTTTATGTAATAAATTATAAGTGTTTTCTAATTTATCTAAATGGTGTGTCAACTTTATCAAAGACTCTTTTGTTATTTTGAAATCTTCTTGTATAAAATCCATTGCCAACTGAAGATCTTTGTTTGATCTTTCTTTATGTTCTTTAATAATCAGAAGTATTTCTCCTGCCTTTATTTTTTTTTCGTTAATATTAAATGAATTTTCCATATGCGTCTTTTGGTATTGTAATCCCCGCTGGAGTAATTGTTAATGGGCCTATTCCTATTGCAACTTTTCCATTTTCAGCAATTTCTTGAGAATTTCCATCAATCATCGCTTTAATTGAGGCTAAAAATTTATTTGGACTACCGTCTGGCATCGGTCCTGTTGGAATTCCTAATTCTTGTAAATTTTGAACGGTATTTAAAAATGATCTTGTCGGCGAATACCCATCTAAAAGTTTTGCAGATAATAATAAAGGTAGAGGTAAATCTGATCCGGATTCTTTTAATTTATCCAATCGTTTTTTAACACCAATATTTAATAATTGTAATAACTCATCAAGAACACTCTTACATTCTCTAAAATCTTTAACAACTTTCACCAGAGCGGGTATTAAAGCTACAATAGATAAAATCATCTGATAATTTTTTTTCTTTTTTTCGTCCGTAATATCTTTTAGTAATAATGCAACAAGAGCTTTTATTTCTTTTTTTAATTCATTAAAAACTGCTTTTGTAAATATTGCGGAAACTTTTGTTAAAAACTCATTGAAAAAATTTTTAAACTTTTTTAAAAAATCTTGGATGTTATCAATTTGATTAAATATTGGTTGATTTAACATTCCTGCAGATATCATAATTGGTAAAACCGCTTTAGGTGATAAAACAGTATTTACTAATGCTTTTACAAATTGTTCAAAAAACCCTTCATCCACCGATAATTTATAAGTCGCATCATCATCAACTACAGGATATATAATACCTAATGCTGCATTTATCTCGTTAATATCCGAAGTGTCCTCATTAAATTGTAAATCGTCTAATGCTGTTAATACCGCATCTAAGTTCATTGGTAATTTTACATTATCACATTCCTCAAACTCAATAACACCTAATTTTATATCGGAAGTTATTTGATTAATAATTCTTAAATCAATATCATTAAACTCATAAAATGATTCATCTACATTATCAATTTCAGAAACTTTAGATGTTCCACCCACGTTTATTTCTTTATTCGAATCAGAACAAAGTCCTAAAACTCTTTGCATAATCAATAAAGATTTTTGAATCGATTCTAATTTCAATTTACCATCACCTCTACCAAAAGAAATTGCTCCCGTAACGTAATCAACTAAATTGGTAAAAAAAGTTTTATAATTTAATATGTCGATTGAACTATAGTAGTCATTTAAAAATTCATCTATAGTTGGAAAATTTGTTCTTGGTTTTAAATCTACTTTGAAAAAACTTCCTTGTATTGTTTGAGATGTAACTGGATCAACATATGAATCAATATAAGAAATATCAAATAAATTTTGAAAAGATGTTCCCACATAATTATTACCAGCAACAGACGAATATGGTTGATTTAAGTTTTGAGTTCTATCATATAATTCTCGATTCATTGAAAAAGGAAATACACCATATTGTACGGGTTTTTCTTCATAGAATAATTTTCCAATTCTGTCATCAATAGAAGATTCTAAAACACCAAACAAATCCACAGATTTAACCGGAATATAATATGTTGTGTTAAATTGATATCCTTGCACATTACTACAAGCCAATGCCGACTTAACAGTTTCAATAATTAAATTTTTAACTTCTGGTTTTATTTTTTTCAGTGAATTTACAAAAACTCTTTTGATAAAAGTATCTGTTTCAAGACCTGATCCTTTTATTTCTTTTAATTGTGTAATTAATTCATCGGTAAAAGTTTTTGCGTTTGCGGTATGTTTTTTTCTCCACTTAACAAAATCACCCAATTGATTCGAAACATATTTATTCGACTTTTCTTGTGAATTTCCGGCTTTCTTTTTTAGATCTTCGTAACCTTTTTTATATTGTTTATAGGTTTTATAAACATTAGTTTTATTTGCCGCTTTTTTTAATTCGTTATCAATATCAACTGCCATATTGTGTTATTTTTTCATTTTATATGTACCATCATTACTTATGTCTTTTTTCAATAAATTTTGAAAAGTTTCATCATCGATATCCAAATCAGACAATTTAAAATCCTCTTCTTTTTCGGTATTTTTTTGCCAAATTTGTGCTTGTAATTTTGAAAGGGTTAATTTTTTCTCCACACAATCATTGATGATTTTTTGTTGTTTTTCAATAACAGGACCAATAAGAGTCATATCTTCTGGTTCCTTCATCATTGTTAACATTTTATTTTGAATTCTGATGGCGGTATTTCTTTGTTCCACAAGTTCATTATAGATTTCTTGCATCAAAGATAACATTGATTCTTTACTTAAGTTAATTTCTTTTTTTGGTGGTCTTGCCATGATTAATAAATATTAAGTCTTAACTAATTCTTGTATCAAATCAAAATACAATTTTTTATATTTTTTTATTGAATTTCTAATTTCTTTTGTTGAAAGATTTGTCATTTCCCTTAATTCAAACAAAATAATATTTTTATTAAATTTATTATTGTTAGTGTCAGGAAAAATTGTTCCATAGTTCTCAAAAAGATCGTATATTGCCGCACCTAATTTATGTTCTTGCTCATCAATGTCAACATTATCAATATCTTCTTTTAATTTTTCTAAAAATTTTTTTATAATGTATTCTGAACTTAATATATCTTCATCTATGGTGTATGACATTTCTTCTCTATTACATAAATCAGAAGAAATATCTTCATATGATATCTTTCTGTTCATTTCTTTTTGGTCTTTCATAATTTGACCCATAAGATAGTTTTTACAAATAGTCCCAAAATAAGAATAAGCCTTTTTTTCTTTCGATGGTTTGAACTTGTCTATTTTTGTCATAAGAAATGAATGTGTATCCACATGTATCTCTTCGTAGTTCATGTCTTTCCTATACAATTTATATCTTCTAATTATTGAAGATATCATCTTATCTAAAGGTTCTTTTAAAAACTCGTTGTAAATCTTATTTTTTTCTTCATAAGATTCGGCGATTAAAAAATTTCTAACCGCCGTTTCTTCTCTTTCATCAAAATAATTATTAGATGTTGGTTTTCTACCTTTCTTTTTCTTTTCAACTACTATCTCATTTTCATTAATAGACATTAAACTTCTTGAGGTTCGTAATTTATTTCTCTCTCGGTTGAGAACAGGTATTCTTTTTTCGCAGTCTCAATCCAAAATCTAGCTTCATCTTGGTTCATTTTGTTTTCACCATTTTTGTAATTCCAAAAAATTGATCCCTCTCTCAAATTCATGTGTTTGTAACCAATTCTTGGAATTGTCATAATTTTAGCTGAATTGTGTGTCAAACGTAAAAACAATTCATATCCAAAAGTTAACTTTAAATTTGATTTCATTCCACCAATTTCTTGATATTTTTCTTTTTTGAAAACCATACCTGATGTTTGGAAATTTTGGAATGTTTGTAATGTTTCATTTGTCAAAATCCCAATATCGGAAGATATATTTGCCGCAAATGTTGCTTCATTTGTAAATCCAGCAAAAACCAATTTTTCGTCTACATCTACAACGATTGGTAAAAATGCGTGAACATCTTTATAAATGTCCATGTAATTTAATGCGTTTTTAAACCAAATGTTTGAATACTCATCGTCAAACTCCAAAATAGAACACCAGTTAGAAGTTGCAATTTCAACTCCGTGATTAACTTGTTTAGCGAAATTTGGTTGATCAGACCAAGTTTCAAAAATAACATTTAAACCTTCAAAGTTGTATGAAGTTAAATGATTTTTTAAAAGGTCTTCATCTCCATGTACAATGATAAGTTCATTTACATATTCTTTTTGATTTTTAACTGATTGGATGCACTTATCAAAAAAGTCCTCGAACCCAATCGCTTTTCCCGATTTAATCGGTAAAATAATAGATATTGTGTTTTTTGTGTTCATAATTAAATTGTTTCAAATTTAGAAAGTTGATCTTCAAAAGAAGCTATACGTTTTTCAAAAATTTCTGAAAATAATTTAATAGTATCATTTTCAAATTTTTCGACCGTACTAATTGTTTCCATAGTTTTTTCCATTTGTTCAAATAAAGTTGGATTTAAGTTGTCCTCTAACCAATTTTGAATAAAGTCTGACAATACGTCAATAATGATTGTTTTATTATTAACCCAAAGACCATTATCTTCGTTCATCCAAGAAGGTGTAATATCAGGAACTAATCCTAATACTGGAATACCCATTTTCATTGATTCAAGTGGAAATGTTCCAAAAGAACTTGTTTGATCGACCCAAATAGAAACAAAACTATCTTTCATCGCATCAGCAAATTCAATTTCACTTAAACCTCTTAAGTCTCTAAAAGTGATCCATCTGTATTGTGGAAATTTAATATAAAAACTTTTAATTAAATTTGCCGTGTCTCTTGGGTCTCTTGTGTGAATATTAATAATTGTTTTTGGTGGAAATTCATTCTTTTTGAAATTGTCAGAAATACATGGTTCAATAACATCTATTGATACATTTCTCATAACAGATTCAATTAGTTCTTTTTGTTTGTTTGATGTAGTAATACATTTGTAGAAACCTAATTGATTCCAAGATTGTCCTGGTTGTAATGTTTCAAAAATATGGTCAAATGCCTGACTTAATACAATTTTACCACAAGGTAGTTTTGTAATTTGATCCATTACAAAACCATAAATCTCAGGAATGATAATTAAATCATCAGGAGAAATCTCCAAACTTGTTCCTTCAATGGATCTATGATCAAGTTCTGTCATGTATTCTTCACCCATCCAAGATGATACCCCAAAATAATCAGGTTTTTCATGTAATATAATGGCATTATAACCATTCTTCTTCAAAGTCATTGCCATCTGATAGATGTATCTAACAGATGCTTTTACATTTCCTTTTGTGTCTTGTGCCATAAAATAAATCCTTGAAAGTTTTTCTTTCATGTTATTTATGGACCTTTCTAATTTGTCAAATTGATCGTTGTTCATGTTTTTATTTATAGTTTATTTATTATGTTTTTAACTCTTAAAGTATTGAAAGAAATTTTAAATGGTATTGTGAGTTCACTATTACTAGGTCCCAACTTTTCATCAACAGGTTCTGATTCTGTAAGAATTGTTTCTACCATCATTTTTACCATTTCATATTTTATTAAATGAAATTGACTTTCTCCTGTGGTGTTTGACAACTCAACTTCTTTTTCAATTTTATCTAAATCTAGGTAGTAATTTTCACCAAAAAGACTAAACAGCATTATGTTTTAAATTTTTAATTATTTCTTGAAACTCAGAAAGTGAAGATATTTCGAGTTCTGAAGAAATGTGTTTATTGTAGATTGTGTTATATTTAACAACAATTTTTCCTACTTGTTTTTCTAATAATAAGCCAGGGTCTGCTGTAAGTAAAATGTCTACTTGATCCCACATATTATTTTTAGTTATTTCACCAAAAAAAACTACTTTTTCCAATAAACAACCAAATTTGGATAAAAAGAAAAGAGATGATGGTTTTGATTTTCCAATCTCACTTGAAACAATTAACAATTCGTTTTCATCCCTTAATTCGTGATATAAATCATTTAAAATGTTAAATGTGGTCATCTCTGTCGACGGAGCATGACCAAACAATTCCATTGCGTATTCTTCATACATAAAGTTGAAAAGTTCTTCTTTGTTTTGAAACGCAAAATGACCGAATAAATCAAGACTTGTAACATCCGATATTTTTTTATATTCAAAAATTTCTTTTGAAGATTCAATTAGTTCAGTATTCCCTGACACATCCAATTCATATGTTTGTCCCAAAAATTGATCTTCTTCTTTATCAATTAAATGTTTTTCATACAATTGTTCAAATTTTCCTATTGTGTCTCTTAACACACCATTAATATCAATTCCTATTCTCATCGTCGTATTTTTCTAATATTTTTGAAATTAATGGGTTTCTAACGTTTTTGGCATTTCTAAAATCATAAACACCAATATCATCAATACCACTAAATCTTTGTAATGCGTCATAAAGACCCGATTGTTTTTTGTCTTTATATCTATCGGTTTGTTCCAAATCACCAGATATAAAGAATTTACTATTATACCCAATTCTTGTCAATAGTAATTTCATTTGATTTGGAGTTGCGTTCTGAGCTTCCTCAAATATTAAAATTGAATTATCAATGTTCATTCCTCTCATATAAGCCAAAGCAAAAACTTCGATGATTTCAGCATCCTTTAATTTTTCTCTCGATTCTTTTCCAATTATTTTATTTAAAAGATAATATGACGGAAATATATACGGATCTAATTTTTCTTCTAAATTTCCTGGAAGACTACCTAATTTTTCTTCGGCTTCTACCGCTGGTCTAACAATAATAATTTTTTCATACCCATTGTTTGTTTCCATTAGTAAATCAACAGCCGCTTTCATTGCGATATATGATTTACCAACGCCAGCAGGTCCTGAACATATGGTTATCTGTTTTGATATTAATATGTCGTAATAATCTTTTTGATTTTCAGTTAAAAATTTACTTTTACTTTTTCTTTTTATTACTGAATTAATATAATCTTTTTTGGTTAATGGTTTGTTTGTTTGTTCCTCAATAGGAGGGGTTGGTTTTCTTCTTGTCATATTTATTTAACGAATCTTTTATTTGATTCTTGGTTATAAATTCTTTGTCTCAAACTTGATTTTAAAAACGTTATACCTATTATTTTTTAAAAAAATTAAGCCAATATTCTACCATCTCATCTAACATAGTCTCAAAAGTATATTCAGGCTCCCACCCCAATTGGGTTCTAATTTTTGTTGAATCCCCTTTTAAATAATCAAGTTCTTCTGGTCTAGTGAACTTATGGTCTTGGCTTACATATTTTGAATAATCTAATTCTAATTTATTAAAAACGTACTCTACCATATTTCTAACTGAGTGAGTAATCATTGTTGATACAACAAAATCATCAGGAGTGTCGTTATTTATTATTAAGTGCATTGCCCTAACATAATCTTTTGAATGTCCCCAATCTCTATAAGAGTCCATATTACCCAAAACTAATTGATTTGTTAATCCTAATTTAATTTCTACCGCAGTTTTAACTACTTTATTTGTAACAAAATTAGAACCTCTTCTTGGGGATTCATGATTAAATAAAATTCCATTAGATGCGTGTAATTTATATGCATTTCTGTAGTTTCTTACGATGTTATACCCAAACACTTTTGAACAACCATATGGTGATACTGGAGTCATAGGTGTGGATTCTCTTTGATACCCATCTTTATCCACTGAGCTACCAAACATTTCAGACGAACTTGCTTGATAAAATCTGGATTGAGGACAAGATCTTCGATATGCCTCTAAAATATTAATAACACCTATTGCGTTTGTTTGAACGGTAAATTGTGGAATATCGTAACTAATTCTAACGTGGCTTTGAGCCGCTAAATTGTAGATTTCATCTGGTTGTATATCACTTAACAATCTCTCTAAACTACCTTGATCTAAAAGATCTCCATAATAAATGTGTAATTTATTTCTAATTTCATCAGTAAATCTACTTTGTTGGTTTTCAGAAACTGAATTTCTTCTAATTATTCCATGAACTTCATATCCTAACCCTAAAAGATATTCCGATAAATATGAACCATCTTGTCCATTTATGCCTGTAATAAATGCTTTTTTCATTGATCTATTTTTATTTTTTATTTTCTATTTTTTAAAAATTGACATCTGCGTTAAATCTGGCCAATCATTATATACCCATTTTCTTGGTGGTGTGTTGATTGCCTTTTCTAATTTGTCTAACCCTAATTGTGCTGTTTCGGGTGTCATATAATAATGATAACCAATACAATCAATATCTTGGTCCCTCCAAGGAATGTCAGGTAATCGACCATCATACGACATTTTTTTTAAATTAATATAATCATTTTTGTCATCAAGTAAAATCATACCACCTCTTCCTAAAGACAAATGTTTTTGGTATTGGAAACTAAGACACATAAACGTGTGCGGGATATAACTATCTTTTTTCCATAGAACCGCAGCATCAATTATTCTTTTTTCATCATAATTAAGGGTGTAATAATCTTCCCACACCTCATCTCTCCATTCTCGTTCTAAACCCATTTTTTCTGCTAAAAATGGTACAGACAGATATGTTCTTTTTGGTATATTTATTTTTTTTGTTTTAGTATACCTTAAACACAACTCAATACCGTGCGTGCAACTATCAACCGCAACAGCATATTTAGACCCAAAAAAATTAGAAATTTTATTTTCAAATGTAGTTATAATTTCAAATGACATAGTAAAATGTTTTTATTTATCTTCAATGAAGGTTTTAAAAATGTAGTCCTCCGCATGAGGAAAGTCAATTGATCTTTTTAAGTTATCTATTACCGCATCAATTTTACTATGATACAGTTCAAATGATAAATCTTCAATTTTGAAGTTATCATCTAATATTATTATTCCATCCGTATTGAAGTAATCCCCAATATTACTAATCCCATAATAAATTGGAATCGTTCCTGTCATAAAACAATCTGTAATTTTTTCCGTAAACATATTTGAATATGTTGCGTTCTCCATTGCAAATGAAAAACAATAATCTTTTAACCCATCTTCTTTATTATTTATGGGGTTATAACCTCTGCCAAAATGATCACAGTCTTTAGAAAATTTATGAATCATATGTTGTCTATAAATGTGTTCCGAACACATGGTTTTGTTTGATGCAATCATAGAAACCAATTTAGTTTTTGGATATATTTCACCGTGAGATAAATAAGATTTAGCACTACATTGGGTAAGTTGAAAAATATCTGATGACTTGGATAACTCTACATCATGTGTAAAAACTTTTATGAATTTATTCTTTAATAATTCAATATTATTTTTAGCCCATTCATATAAATGTGGTATTATCGTTTTTGATTCACATAACCACCCATAATTTTTAGTTTGATAATTAAATGGTAAGTGTAAACCATTATCGATATGTATTGATATTGAAGCAGATCCGTCTTTAATCCACTCAATAAATTTTGGGGGTAAATCATTTGTTGAGATACTATGTTGGAAACCTCCACCAATCATATTAATTTTAATTTTATTCATTTTAACTTCTACCCGCAAATATTTTTGTTATATAGTTTGTTTTATTATCAAATTCAGTGTTTTGATTAATAAATGTACGCAAATAGTTTAATCTAATATCAATACCTAATTTATGTAAAAATATTGCCCATATTCTTTCACTGGCACAGGCTTCTAATTTATTTTTTGGTAAAATACGATTTAAACCTAATTTTTTTAAATCATCTAGTATTTTTCTTTTACAATAAAAACTAGTTCCAAATAACCCTGCCAATGTATTTAATTGAATATTATTAATATCTAAATTTACCGAATTTACCATATCAATACAATATTTTAATTGTTGCTCAGAATCAAACGGTAATCCCTCAAAATAACTAAAAACAGTAAAATCATAATTAGTTATTGGTGTTAAATTTTCATTGACTACCATACTATCATGTAATATAAAGAAATAATCGATATCTGTATATTTTTCATAACAATACCATATAGCACCATCTATGTAATTTTGATTGTTTATATCTTCTATTATAACATCATATTCTATAATTTGGTTGAAGTAACTTTTATCTGTAGAACCGCTATCAATAACACAGATGATATCTTTATTACCTGAATTTCTAATACTTTTAACACAATTTGTTATGTAATTAATATTTGAGTTTTTACATGTTATTACTATCATTGTTTTCATAACACATCAATTAAATTATTTGTGATATCTGTTAATTGTCTTTTTCTATTAGAAACTCTTATAGATTCACACGCAATTAAAATATCTAATTCTTTGTCTTTTATATCTAAATTTAATATGTACTCATTATAACATAAATTATAAAAAGTGGCATCTAAATTATAATATAAAATACTATATAAATGTTTTGCTGCATCGATAATATATGATTGATATACATCTTCGGAATATATTGGATCAATAAGATATAATTTATTATTACACATAATTTGATTATGTACGGAAAAATCACCGTGATTAAAGGTGTTTGATGGGTTTATCTCATTTAATTTAAGTAATAATTTATCACCATTTTTAATCAAATTATTGTTATCAATATGGTTTTCAATTCTTTCGATGTACGAGTTGAAATTAACTTTATTTGTTGGTTTAGTATTTTTAAATTTGCGTAACGTATTAATTAATAAATCTACATTATCACAGTATATACCATTAATATAAGTGGTACTAATAGTATCTTTATCGTAACTTAATACTTTAGGAATATCCAAACCAATTTCTGTTGCTTTAGAGTACCATTCATATTCATTTTTAACTTCGTCACTATTTTTAACAACACAATTATTAATCCTTCTAACTTTATTAGTTGTAAATTTTGAATCTAGTTTTTCATATTCAATATCATCTGTTATGTTATAACACTTGTCATCAATATAAGCATCACCATATTCTTTATTAAAGGATAGTTCGTTAAATTTAACATTATTAGTTATTAACCAATTAGTTATTATATTTCTATATTTTTCTTCCCTTTCTAATATAGTTTTACACGTTTTAGAACCTCTAGCAGTTACAATTTTTATACAGTTACCATCATCATACATTTTATTAATCATATGGGCTAATTTAATGTTTAATGTCATGGTTTTTATATTATTAGTATCACCTAGTGCTAACGTACCATCAAAATCAATTACAATAACCATAAATTATCAATATAAGATTTAATATCACCTAAATTGGTGTGATTTTTAGAATATATCACATTAACATTTTTAATTTGATTATAATAAACTAATAAACTTTCTTCATTCGCATTTTCTAGATATTCACAAAAAGATTTATTATTAACACTATACGCACCTATTGTTATATGCCCAGTTTCCATTTCTTTTTCGTTACCTTTTACATATTTAAAATTTTGATCTAATTCAACAAATCCATATTTTAAACCATCTGATTTATAATTAGTTATTGCTAAGGAGTTATTTTCTAATTTATTCAAAACGTAAGATTCAATAATAGTATCACAATCGTGAATAATAGTGGACTCAAACCCCTTTAGATAAGGGATACATTGTTTTAGTGTATCCAATCTACTAGTTGTTTGTTCACATAATATTATGGATACTTTTGATGTGTCAAATTTAATTTCAAAATCTTTTCTAACCGCAACAAATACTTTATCAACACATTTAAAAGCATTATTTATTATTGTATTAATTATTCTTTCATTATTATAATACAATTCGTATTTAGGTTGTTTAAAATATTTACCTAAACGAATATTGTTACCGTTAGCCTGTATTAGTAGAGATTTCATACTTATATTTTAAATAATTCTTTTATATTTTCATTCCATAGAATGGCACCAGTTAAAACACCTGATAGTCTACCAAAAAGATAATCACATTTACCTAATAATTTAGTTTGGATTATGGTTTCTTCACCTAAAAGTTTACAATGATCCAATCTTTTTGTGCTAACATTTGGCCAGCAATGTACTCTATTAACGTATTCCATAGTTTCATCTGTTCGTCTAAAAACATTTGGTATAAAATAAGAGGATGGAAATTCTGCATGTATGGCATTAACATATTCACTATCTTCACTGACAATAAATAATTTATTTATTTGTGGATTATCGGCTAATATTTTTCTTATTTTTAAGATATAATCATTAACATCAAATACACCATACATAGGGTGATGTAAATTATATTCAGTCCCACGAGCCATAACACCCAAAACTACATGATTTTTGAACTCTTGATTATAAATGTCATTAATTTTATTTAGTATATGTTGTTTTGGTTTAATATATAACTGATCTATTGTTTTTTGTCTCGCTAATTGAGATGGATCATCAAAATAATGCTTACTATGATCTATCAAATCTGGTCTTGGGGAATTTTTACACACAATTACAGAATCATCGAAAGATGGAATTTTTTGGTCAAACCAAAAGTCAAACGGATTACCATTTGGTATTAACATTTCCGATTCAAAAGGGTTGAAACCCTCAACCCAAGTTGTCTCACCCCAATCAATATATGGTGTTCCTTGACCACCTGTTTCATGATGATGAATTAATTGTTCTAAACATATTCTATAGTTAGAAAAAAAACCGTAACCATAACCCCATCCGTGATTTGTTGGTGTAATGTTATAAAATGTCTCCATATTACGGTATATATATTTTTTTAATATTTTCAGATAAAATTGTAGTTATTAATGAAACTGCCGATATTTTAGATCTTAAAAAATAGTCACATTTACTTAATAATAACATATCAATTAAAACTTCTCTACATAAATTATGTCCATGATTTTCTCTTTCAGAATTAAGTCTTTCGTAAGGAGATTCACTTGAAGTCCTATATATATTTTTTTGATAAACTATAGGTATTGGGGTTTTTTTAGATAGGTACTCTATTGCCTCATCATCGTCAGTGGCTAAAAATATTTGTTCTATCTGTGGTTCTTCTCTTAAAATATCTAAAATCTTGTTCCAATACCTATCAATGTTTGGAACATCGTGTGTCTTAACCATATCACCCAATCTAATCTGACAACCCAATGTCGTTTTATTTTTTAAATTAGTTTCATAGAATTGGTTCACTTCATTTAATATGTCATCTTTCACTTTAAAATTATTGTAGAACAACTTTTTTGATTTTAATATTAAACTGTCGTTTTGTGAATATGGATGGTTATAATTAATAATCGCAGGTCTAGGTGGCATCAATAATATCTCCTTCCCATCTACAAATTTTTCATTTTGGGTGAAGTAGTATTCCCAAGCATTATTAGTGTAATCTAAGTTATCATAACAAATAGACTTATAAGAACCCATATCTACCCAAGCCCTATCACCCTCATTCATTATTAGTAGTTCATTGATGACTATCAACATATTACCTGCCATTCCAACACCAGATATCGGTGATTCTGGGAAAAGAGGTACAAATTTTAAATTATAATTCATTATTTATTAATTTCATTAATTCTTCCTTAATAAAAATAGGATCTTTTATGTGACAATTAGTGTCAGAATATAAAGGATTTAAAAATCCTTTTTCGTTTGTGTACTTATTATAGATATCAAAAAATATAAAACCATATTTTACACAATTTTCTTTTATTTTTTCATTCATATAAAGACTATACCTAACTCTATCCTCATTTGTACCCAACGCTGGTAATACATTTGGGTTGTGCGCATTTGCCTCATCCCATTCGGATATCCACATGTTCTCAGGTAACCCTCTTTCTAATTGGGGTACAACATTATACACACATGTCTTTACGTTTAAATTTGAAACATTAGTTGATATCGCTATGAAGTATTCAGATACTAAACTATCAATCGACTCTTTCCAATCTGGTTCGTATTTGTTAACGTGAGCTCTGCAATCTATCTCTCCAAAACAAAAACAAACATAATCACCATTATTTATTTGTTCATAGTTTAATATAAAATTTTTATCTCTACCAAAACTATACATTAATTTAGGTCCAAGCCAGTTAATAACTACACTTAAACCATCTATTTGGATATTGGTCCAACCACCATGCTCAGATGCGTGGCTATCACCGTATGTGTGGAATTGTATCATTGTTATTTATTTATTAAATTTGAAAATTCATCTAAGATAAAAGGGATTGTATTTACTGATAGGTGTATGTCATCAATAACAAAAGTATTATTAGTTGACCCGTCTGGTAGTAATAATTTTTTAGAAATTTCTTTAAATAAAATACCATTTTTTTCGCACATTGATTTAAGGTAATCATTAAATAGTAATGTTATCTTATTGTATTCTATTGATTCGTCTTTGCTTATCTTTGGTTGGTTACCACACCCAATCGATGTAGATGGTGCACCATAGGCCCCAATTTTAATATTAGGGTATTTTTCTTTTAGATAGTTTAAAGTTTGTATATATCTATCAACACATATTACTATCGTGTCAATAATTGTGTGGTTGTTTTTTAACGCATTTGGTATTAAATGATTTTGGACATCTATTTGACCAAAACACATAAAAATATAATCATTAACCCCAATATTATATTCAAGTATTACTTGTTCTATTTTGGGTATTTTATTAAACGAATTATAAGCAGTGTATGATCCCACTTTTATCGCTAAAAAATCAATAAGGTTTTTTTGAAATGGATTTATTATTTGTCGTAACTGACCTTGTGATAAAGTGTAACACGTGCCGAATTCTGGTTGCATGTGCATGTTTCCGTTTTCCATTGTATCCACACCAGAAAATATAGATACGTGACTATCACCAATTATATAAATCATAACCTAATTTTTTAGCGTTTTCAATTATTTTTGTTGGGTTGATTTTTTTAACTAATACTGCTGGATTTCCTTTATAAACGCCCCATTCTTCGGTGTCACCCATTAGTAAACTACCAGCAGTTAATAACACACCTTTTCTAAGTGTCGAACCAGGTAAAACAATAGCGTTTGTACCTATATTAGAAAATTCTTCCATAACTACTGGTACTATTATTTGAGTACCTTTTAACTCTTTTGGTATCATGGCACCAAATAACCCACTATCATCAAATCTATCAGACCCGCAAACAATTCTAGCCCCAGCCATGATATTATTAAAACCAACTGCTCTGAAACTACCTTCTTTACCACCTATTACAGTTACGTATGGTCCAATATGAACGTAATCACCAATGGTAGCGTTTGTTGTGCAGTAAAACCCCTTATCTATTGCTACGTGTGAACCGTTTATGGTTAATTCTTGTTTTACAACAATATCATCATCAATAATAATATCGTTACCGAGTGTTTTAATCATATTATGCTGGGCTTTTGTGTAAATCCATTATTGTTGGATACGTTGATTTATTATCGAATTCAAAGTGAGGGTATTGGTTTAATGACTCACCGTGGAAATAATTACCATATTTATTACCCCATGTTGATAATTCACCAAATTTCTCAACCATTTTTTTTGTCGCTTCTTCACCATACAAGTTATCGGTAAAATTAACATCACCAATAAAACCCCATTGTGATGGGTTTCTGTATGGGAATAGACCATACTTCTTACTAACTAATGTAATGATTGTTTCATCATGTCTATTTTCTATGAATCCTTCGTAGTTTGGTACACCTAATTCATTTGGTGAGTCAGTTATGATTCTATGATCACAACCGTAGTCATGACATTTACCCATAAATTCTCTACTGAAGTCATTTTTTTTTAGCAAAAACCAACCACCAACTCTAGCACCAGTATGTGTATATTCTGGAGAATCCGTACCTGTTAAAATAAACGCATCTCGTTTTGTCCAAATATAACTTAAATGATTTTGTCTAAACGTCATAACGGATAAATTATCTCTTTCAAAAACTTTAATCAACTCATCAATTGACCCGATAAATTTAGACCCAGAGTCAGCATAAAAAATATAACTATCTTCTGGAATTGTATCATCATTTAATAATCTCATCGCAAAATGAAATTTCCACAACCAATATCCCGCACCTCTTGGATAATCTAAAATATGCCTATTTTTTTGATAAAACTCTTGATCAATATCTTCTTTTCTAAATTCAAATACTTTATCAAAACCACCAATACTCAATCCAGTTTCAGAGTTTAATTTTTGTGAATTATAAAATTTTAAATTTGCATAGTTGAATAAAACTTTCATTATATATTTTTTATTTACCCCATGATTCCCAAACAAATGGGTAATCAAAATTATTTTTGAATCCATTGGCTATAAAGCCTTCTTGAATTTTATTTCGTCTATCGACATTGTTGTCAATACCTAAATGAAATTGTATTTGTATGTTTTTAAATTTATTAATTGACCCTGTTAATATCATATTTTCTAAAAGTGGGTATTCATCACCTTCAATATTAATCTGTATAAGATCAACGTATTCTAAACCAAAATTATTTAGGATAGTATCAATAGTATTAAATTTAACATTTATCCCATTCTCATTAATTAAATTAGATGAAGTCCCATCTCCTCCCATATAGATAACACCATCTATATCTTCAATTCCAACACCAACATTTAATAATCTAACTTTGGGGTTATTCTCAAATTTGGAAACCATACCATCATAAAAACTATGAACAGGTTCTAAAATATAAACGTTTGGGTTATATTTTTCAACCATTTGTTGTGCCCAAACACCAGTGTATCCGCCCAAATTCATAATGATTGAGTTTTCATTTAAATCATATGTTATGTTATGGGTATAATCTCCCCTATCATTAAACCATCTACCTATCTCATTACTATTTAAAGTTAAATTACCCATATTATAAAAATGTTTTATCTAAAGATTGTCCTTCATATGGACCTGTTTTATATTCGTAAACAATAGTGTCTTCCTCAAGTATTTCATATGTGTGACCACCATAAAGGGTAAAACTTGCATCTCCAGGATATAAAATTGGAGTTGCAATAATTTGATCATCGATATCAAACAATATACATTTAACACTACCTTTAATAACAACCCAAGATTCTTGAGCAATTTGTTCCTTATAGTGTCTATCTTTAGTAATATGTTTATGGGGAGGAAAAGTTTTATTCTTTTCCATTTTCAATGTTGCGCATTGAATAAAATTATTTTCAGGTATGACTTCAGATCTACCATCAATCTCATCTAAACGATTAATTATGTGTAATAGTTTTTCAGTTTCTATTTTTGAATATATTTTTTCCATTTTTTTATTTATTTAAAACTATCCATTCAGGTGGGAATAGAGTTGATGTGTTATGGTTGGCGTTTGCAGAACCAAACCATTTATTTGTTGTTATTACTTTTTTATTTTTGTTTTGATTTAAGTATGCCGCCCACCAACTAAATGTACTATTACAAATTATGTTGTCTTTACATAAACTCATCGTATACAAATCTAACCAATCTTTTTTTGTTGTGTAGAATATTTTATTGGGTAAATAATCAAACATATTTTTAATACCATCTAAATCATCGCTGAAAATTAAATATGTTTTATTTATACCAATTATTTCAGTTGCGGTTTTGAAATATTCATTTGATTGTTGTGGATGATGGTTTGGATATTTTAAATAATCTCCTCGTCTAACGTGTATTGATACATAACTATTAACTTCAGGTAAGGTTTTTAATATATCGTTTTTAATTTCTTCCGTAGGTTTAAAAATATCTATAATAGTTTGTTTGTTATTTATAAAATATTTTTCACTCTGAAAGTATCCATCTAATAATAAATTAATTCCTTTATTGTATTTTATTTCTTGGTAATTAAATTGGGTTTCCGTATGAACAAAATAATTTTGTGGAAGTGAATTTATGAATTTAATATTTCTTAAAAGATTATTGGTGTATGTATCATAGTTTGGATCTATATTAGGTCTTATAAATTCTTTAGAAAAAATGTAATCAATATTATTATCAATTGCCATACTTATTGTTGCGGCAAGTTTAAACATTACATTACCAATACCACCTCTATGATTTGTTGTTATATAATTCATAAGGTTTAAGACTTCTTATTTTATTAACAACCTCAGTAACTTTAAACATATTAACTTTATGATCGTTTAATGGATTACTTTCATTGTATATATAATTTATATCACTCATAAATTTATAATGTTCAGGGCCAGACATTTCAACCATAGGAAACATAAATGATAAGTCTCCAGCAACACTCCAATAATCCCCATTTTCATCTTTTAAATCTTCTTGTTTTATCTGTCTCCATAAAAAAGATTTCCAAGTTCTCAAATGGGTTAATGTAAACACTTTTTGTCTAATATTTACAAAATCTTTATGTGGTTGTGCAAACCCAGGTCTGCCATCGTGATATTTAAAACTACCATTTGCTAACCAAATATCCCCCAAGGAATATGTGTCTACAACTCTTTGAAATGTTTTAGAATCCGGTAACCAATCGTCTCCATCAACCTCAACACAAATGTCTTTATCATTAACATCATAGTCACCTCTAATTACTTGATCGTAGTTACCTGGCTGATACATTTTTGATTTATTTTCAATTAAAACAAATCTTTCATCATTTTTAATAAAATTTTTAATTTTATTAACGGTATTGTCTGTAGACATATCATCGGTTATATAACATATAAAGTTTTTATAAGTTTGTGACATTATACTTGAAAGACACTTATTTATGTAGTTTTCACAATTATAACTTGTAGTTAAAATTATTAATTTCATTGTGTTAAAATTTTATAATATTCTTCTTTTATTTGTTTAACAACTAATTTAGAGTTAAACCTATCTAAATCTTCAGGTACTTGATGTAATTCCTTACTTTTAATATTCCCATTTCCATCTACATCGTAGATCCATCCAGGTTTACCAGTTAACCAACCTTCAATTGTAGTTCTTCCTAATAAAATACCTGCGGTTTCTTTACAATTTTTAACAAAATGATTCACATCGTAAGTTGAATCAAAATATTTAACATGTGAGTTTGTTAAAATATGGGGTAAATATTTTCCGTGATTTTTACCAACTAACCATAATTCTCTATTCTCGTTTCTTGTATATTCAACCAAATCGAAAATAGTATTTTGTCTTGTATAATCTATTGTTCCAACAAATAAAGTATAACCATCATCTCTTGTACCTAATGTATTGTATTTGTCAATGTCAATTGGATTATATATAACTGTAATTTTTTCTTCTGAAATCCAAAAATTATTTACTAAATGATTTTTAATTTGGGGTCTAATCGCAATATATTTTTTTATGTTAGGATGTAAAATGGGATTTTCTAATTGATATATTTCAGAATGGATTGAACATATCATTTTTTTGTTTGGAAAAATTTTTAATAGTGTTTCGGTAACTGGATAATGTTGTGAGTGAATAATATCGTAATTTTTATTTTGAAATGTTGATGATAAATTATGGGTTTTAATCCCAAAACTTCTTGCCAAATCCGTTAATGGACCACCAATATTCGGTGATGTTACCGTAACATCACATCCTAAATCAATTAAGTTTTTTGCTAATTCAAAAACATACATTTCTGAACCTGTGTATTCTCTAAATAATAGACAACCTATTAATACTTTCATTATTATTTATTTAAATATTTTATTATAATTTTCATACTAATTCTCTGTTAAAATATATTTTTTTATTTTTTCAAAATTTTCTTTTTCGGTTATAAATCTTACTAAGATGTTATTATAATCTTCAATCATTTCAGTTTCTGTTTTATCAATATCTCTTGATTGTGATTCGTAATGATATGCAACACAATAACCTAAATTTATATTAATATAATTTTTTGTTATTAGAAGTAAATTTAGATACACATCCTCAAAACAATGTCTGAAACTATCATTAAAACCGTCAAACTTATTAAAAACATTTTTTCTTATCATCATCAAACCTGCTGTGTTACCAGCAACTTCCTTTTCATTTATTTCATAATTATAGTATGAATCTTTTTTTAAATGAGTTGTGATTACCGATTTTTTATTAACGTTAACTATTATATTTACCCCATCATGCTGAAGTGTATTATTTTCAAAATGTAATCTAGCCCCAACAGTACCAACGTTTTTTTTAGTTTTAAAAACTTTTAACATATGGTAAATTACATTATTTAATATCTTAATATCATTATTACAGAATAATAAAAATTCATAATCATCATTTATATGATTTTTAACAACATCGTTATTAATCTTGGCAAAATTGTAATAATCGTATTCAATTAAATTAACATTACCTAATGGTAAAATTTGAGATTTAATTTGATTTTTTTCGTCATCTGTTGATCCTGTATCGGCAATAAATACATCAAACAAATTTGAATTGCAATTATCATATAATGATTTCACACAATCATATAACATATCAACTTTACCTTTTGTCGGTATTATTACAGCAACTTTGCCAATATTTTTTAATGGTTTTTCCTTAATTATAGGAACATAAACTTCTGATGGTTTTAAATCCAATGGTAATTTATCTCCCCACTTTTGAACAAATTTTTCTTTACTCTCCCAAAATTCTTGATTTGGTTGACCTACCGATTCGTGAGTGATTTCAAAAGAAGAAGTAACACCTAATTTAACACCATCTAAATAATTTGGTAAACAAAATCCATGATCGTAAAAATGGAACTTACCAATCGTTTCGTCAAACTGATGTTTAATTTTGGTCTTGTCAAAAGAAATAAAAAGTCCATCAATTGTTACAACAGGAATTAAGTATGGTAATTTAACTGAATATCTATTAATCCATTTTTTTTGACCTTCAGGGTGGTGATAAACTTGACCAACCATTGTTTTATTCATTCTTTCCCAATATACTCCTGACTCGGGAAAATAACAAGAACCTGCTTTTCCAATTATAGAGAAGTCATTATTATTTGAAAAATCTTCTAAAAGTTTTTTACCCCAGTTTTTTTCTAACTTTATATCGTTATGACAACAAACAACAATATCATAAATTGATTCTGTGATTCCGCTATTATAAACTTGAGCCAAAGAATATTGATTGTGGTTAACGTATTCTAAAATTTGAACATCTTTTACACCAACGCTTTGTAATAAATGTTGTTTGAACTTGTTATTATATTCTTGATTTTTATGTGTTGAGTATACTATCGTTATCATCTGATTCTAATTCTTTTAATATTTTTTCCAAAATTAATTTTCTTTCTTCCATGTATTGTTTAAACCAACCATCATTATAGTCAGACATAATAATTTCAGAATTAACTTTAAATAATTCTTTTAATATTTCTTCTTTGGTATTCATAAACCAGTAGATCCAAATCCATTATCGTTTCTATCTTTGGATTCTAAATCTTCTTTCTCGACTAAATTAACCCATTTTCCTGAAACTACTGGACAAAGAACTGCTTGAGCAATTTTTTGACCTTTTTCTATTTTAACTTTTTCTTTTGTTGTGTTGAACAAAATTACTTTTATTTCACCCAAATATCCTTGATCTACCGTGCCAGGTGAGTTTAATACCATTAAACCTTGTTTTAACGCCAAACCACTTTTTGATCTTACTTGTATTTCGTAACCATCAGGAATATCAAAATGTAATCCTGTCGATATTAATTTTCGATCAAACCCATGAATCCAAACTTCTTCTGTTGAATATAAATCAAAACCAGAATCTGATTGGTATACATAAGAAGGAGTTGTTGCATCAACTTTTGATTTTTTAAACGACAAATCAATTTGTGGAACATAATCTTCTAAATCTTGTTCCAATTCTTTAACGTCCAATCCAAAAGAATCCATTATAAGATTATAATCAATGTCGTCATTTGAAATGTCATCCAAGATTTTTAATAAATCCTCCAATTCTTCGTCATTTATATTATCGTCAATTTCACTCATTATTTTAAACTTTTTAATTTTTTTATTGCCGTAACCAACACATCAACATCTTTCTCACAATATTTTGAAATTTCATCTATTCTATTGTGATTCCAATACGCTTCGTGTACCATACCCCCATTTATTTCACCATCTTTTGGTGTTGGAATATCCAAACAAGCGCACATCAGATCTAATGACCCAATTGCGGTATATGCTCCATATTGCCAAATTTCTTTTGTGTCAATTGCTTTTACTTCCCAAGGCTTTGTATCATATGAAGGAAGAATCTTTGATGGCATAATTTCATTAATAATCATTCGTTTTGCCAACATGGGAATGTCAAAGTTTTTAAGATTATGACCACATAGATAAAAATCTAATTTATGACAACGATCCAATAAGTTTCTTACATCTACTAGAAGTTGTTTTTCATCATCACCTGAAAATGTTTGTTTTTTAATCTCACCGTTATCCAAAACAAATGCCATAGAAACACATATGATTTTAGCAAATTCAGGAACAAGTGCCGCTCTTTTTCTAAAAACAATATCCATATGTTCTTCTGTCGATCTATCTTTCTCCCATTCTTTATCTTCGGGAAATCTTTTCAAAAACCAATCAAAATACTTATCAAATTGATCGGCAACTATTGGATTAGAATTAATACACGTTTGATAATCTTTGCAACCACCAACGGTTTCAATATCTAAAAATAAAATTTTTGTTATTGGAATGTTAATCATATATTATTTAATTAAAGATTTGTAAAAAGATGCGCGATCGGCCGTAACCTTATTAAGATCATATCTGTCTTTCACCGTTTCATAAAGTCTCTCACCAAGATCGGTAATCATATTTGGATTGTCAACCAATTTTTTGATGTTTTTAGCCCAATCACTATGATTATTATTTTCATTTACCAACAAAGCATTTCCATTTGTAAATTGACCCTTATCTAAAGCATGTTTCAAGTCGATTGTATATGGTCCAACATTTGAAGCAATCAAAGCCTTTTTATAAAATCCTGCTTCAATAACTTTCAATTGTGATTTCATTCTATTAAAAATATGATTTTTAATTGGTGCCAACGAAATGTCAAAGTTTGAATAATTTCTTGCGTACTGATCAACAGGTCTTGTCCAAACTCTAACATAGTTCTCATTCTGAATTGCCGGATAATCTCCTTCTTGGAATTTATCTAAGAACGTTTTGTATTCGGGTGAAATGATTTTATAATTATTTGTAAATATTTCTTCATATCTTACCCAAACGGTTTCTTCAGGTTTAATTGGTCTTTGTTTTTGTTCACCCGTTTCTTTGTTGATTTCTGTTACACTTCCACGAATATCAAACCCACAAACATAATATTGTAATTTGTCTTGAACAGGATTAAGTTTTGAAACCATACCATCTAATAATTTCAAATCGTGTAAATGTGAAGATCCTCCCAACCATCCAACTCTGATTTTATCTGATGGTGGTGTTGGTTGTGTAAATTGTGGTTCACTTGGATCAATCGCATTTGGTAAAACAATTACATTTTTATTGAACTTTCTAATTTCATTTGCAAATAATTCTGTGGTTGTTGTAACATAACTCGCTGCCTTTAGATTATCAACAATCTTTTGGTGGAGTTTGTTTTCAATAATTAATTGATGAATTGGGTGCTCTTTTGTTGGTAACCAATAATCATCGATGTCGGCAATCATAACAATTCCCAAACTTTTTAAACTATTAATGATGTTTGGACATTGCTCAATTTGGCCAAAACTTCTGTGAAAATGAACTATTTGGTATTTTTTCCAATAATTTATATCGTTAATTTTTGGTTCATAATCTATATCAACATGAAAATCTTCGGAGTATAAGTTTTGTAATTTGATGTGGGGGTCGACTGATCGAAATTTACCTCAGCCAACCCCAGATCGATCACTTGGGAGAACCAATACTCTGATTCTCTCACGACCGTTCATGGGGCTATTTTGTGTCATATTTTTTTATTAGTTTATTAATTAATGTGTGGTCTTTTTTTAAATCAGATTCCCACACTATCTCTAAATTATAACCTTTTTCTCTTATTAAGTCAATCTTGTTTTTTGATAAAAATAAAATCATAAAGACACAAAAAAACCCCCACTTTAAATGGAGGTTTCAAAGAATTATAAAAGTATTATTTTGTCATTTTTTTAACTTTCAAGACTTTACCTTCAAATAGATGTTGACCTACTCTGAATTTGAACATTTCGGAACTTTTTGTTTCTGATTCAATCAATAAACCATTTTCAGACAATACATCTTCCATTGTTTCTCTAACAATTTGTTTGATTTCGTTTGCTGATAAACCAACCATCGATTGTTGTGTTTGTTGTTGTGGTTGTCTTACTTGTTTTTGTTCTCCGATAATATCGCCTTTAGCGTTTGTATTCATCAATCTTGATGCTTTTTCGACTAACTCATTGCTTAAAACAGCTCCTGACCCAACTCCCATTGTTGGTTGTTGAATTGGGTGTTCCATCATTAATCTTTTTATCTCATCGGGAAGTTTTGATTTTGAAATCCTATCTTCAATAGGAATGTTTGAGTTTTGATTCACAATTGGTTTTGGTTGTTCTGCCATAAACTCTTGTGGGATATTGTAAGTTGCAGGAACTGCGTCATATCCTTCTACAACAGGGGATGACATTTCTCTTACTTGACCTCTTCCAATTTCATTATGTTTATCCATGATTTTTTTTGAAACCATGAGTTTTTGTAGTAGTTCTGCTTCTGAATTCATATTAATTTAAATTATTAAAATACTGCGTTTATTATTACTCTTTCCATACTTTTATCCCCATTTGGGTTATAATTCGGTCTTGGTGTATCAAACGTTTCTTGAGTTGGTCTTATGAATTGCATTTTATCAACTCTAAAGAACCTCCATCCTGGTAATGGTTTTTTTCCTAAATACCCCGTATGTGAAGCTCCTTCTTTGTCCCATGCTCTTAAAACAGGGTTGCCTCTTTTTGTATTTCCAAAGGCAACAGGTTCGATAACCCTTAACCCTCTTCCTCCTGGTTCATCACCATCGTAATAAATTACACACACTCTTCTATTTTTTATTGCATCAATAATTTGATCTCTTGATGCTACCTCTAATATAAGATCATTAAGGGTGTTGTAAAGTTTCATTATGCTGATGGAGTGGTATAAGGTTTGTTTGGTTGATATTCATTTACTTTGATTTCGTTTTTTCTTTCAACAATATCAGTAGAAGACCCACCATTTATTGTGTCAAGAAAAATTCCCGTTCCTTTTCCTGATTCATCACCATCTGATATTGCATCAGGATTTACAGATGAATAAGGATTTACGGTTTTGTAATCATTTTTTACTATCAAACTTTTTCTTTGTAGATCAGCAATTGCTGTTAAATCATTTGCTGGTTGACTAAAATCTAATCTTTCTGTTTGCATTTTAAATTATTTTTTTAATTATTTGGTTTATTCTGTTAACATCTTCTTTAATTCTAACATCTTGTGTAAAGGTACTATGATCTTTTGATGGTCTTATCATATCGGCATATGGTCCAATATCTTTGATTGTGTTAACATCAATTTGATCTGGCATAAACTCATCATCAACTCTTGTTTCTAACGAATCGTTATTTCTTAATTGTTGAATTGTAGTTTCAGCCCAATTTTTCATATAGTCAGCACCATTTAAAATAAAAGGGGCGTCCGTTCCATCACCTTCATAATTATCAAACCAATTTTTTATTCTACCTAATTGTTGATAAGTCACATATCCACTATCTCTCAACTCTTCATTTCTTTTGTGACCTTCAATTGAAGAATCGGAGTTTGGTATCTCATCAAAACAAGTTTGTAGATATTCCATCATCTCTTTTGGTAATGTAATCGTTTTATTGTATAAACTACTATTCACTATTTCTTAAATGTTTGATTAATTTTTCTATGCTAATGTTTTCTTTTTCTGCCAACTTTTTTATTGCTTCAATATTTCTCATTAAGATTTTTGAAACGATGTTATCATCATCTTCATCTTTATATTTTTTAACAACTTCTTTGTCTTTAGATTTTTTTGAAATAATAATTTCATCAATCATTTTTTCCATTTTTTGTTTTTCAAGTTCGGACAATCTTCTTTTTGTAAAACAATTTACACATTTTCCTTGTCTTTTTTCTTGTTTTAATTGTTTGTCCAATTTTCTATCAAAACCTAATCTTTTTAATCTTTCATCTCTTTCAATTGGATCTTCAACATCCATTTTCTTTAAGATTTTGTTTGCAACATCATAAGTTGGTGCATCTTCCGTTTCTTCAAAACCAAATGATTCAGATTGATCAACTTCTGATAAAGGTGTTTGTCCTTCTTGTGATTCACCATAATAAACACGGATGAATGGAAATTGATTTGCTTTTGTCATACGAACCGTTTGATCCGTAGTTTTCTTTGCCAAATTTCTTTGATTCAAAATAGGAATACTTGACCCAATTACAGATCCGTCAGGATTTACCAATTCACCCAATTCTCCGTCAGGTGTTTCCGTTCTTTTTGCTCTTGAATCCAAAAGTTTATGAACTTGTCTTTTTGTTAATTTTTTTCCCGAGTTTAATATTTTTGAAATAATATCTTGAATTTCTTCAAAAACTTCTTTATCGACAACAATAACGTCATCTTGTTTCCTTGACTCACTAATAGTATTTGAAACCGAATAATAAACAGCAATTTTATTTCCCTTATCTTTTAAAAAGAAATAATATGGTTCGTTGTAATACTCATGGTTTAATTTAATCATGATTTAATTTTCTTAATAAATACTTTGATTTGTTGTATTTATTAGTAAAACAGATGGCATACCAAAATATAAATCAATATAATTATCAGAAATTAAAAATGCAAGTCATTTATGACGGGCAAGATATGTCATTGGCATCTGATGAAGTTGATTTTAACCAAGAAGTTATATTCTCACCTTACATTATAGGTATTGATGACGGAAAAAAATTACCAATATCTCTTAATCTTAATAGTCCCTTAACAACACAAAATCTAACTTTAAATTATGGTGATTACAATTATAGTAATGTTATTATTTCAGAAAATTTTTATCAACCAGAAGATTTAAATTTTAGTTGTTTTAGTGCAGGAACAACTTGTGATGTTGGTCTTACAGGAATTGATAATGGTTTAACTTACAGAATTAAAGGAGATTATTTAAACTTTACCAACGGATTATTTAACGACACCGAAAAATTTGATAGATTTTATTATGATAGAAGAATGAAATTTATTCAAACAACAACGAATGTTCCATCTAATCATATTTTTTCGGGTATTCCTTTATATACAACATATCAAATGGTTTCAAAGTTCAATCCCGATTTTGGAAGATACGTTGAACTTTATGGTGGTTTTTATCAAGGATTTTATAAATTATTTGGTTATGACTATGACATCTTACCTGAACGAATGAATAAAGGGTGGTCAGTTGAAATGTTATTAAATCCAAGATTTGTTGATGAATATACACCACCACCTGGTTATACCACATTAAATCAAATATACCCAAATAATAAAAACACATTTTTTTATATGGGAACAAGGGCGGAAAATAAATTTTATCATTACGCAGATGGATCTCCAAAATGTGATCCAAGTTATGTTAGAGTAACTTCAGGATTAACTTGTGAAGAAACTTGTGCTTGTTGTGATTATGGTATAACAAATAGTAGATGTATATATGTATATCCACCAAGACCTATTGGTGGTGTTTATGATCCACATTTAAATTACGGATGTAATTTATGTAATGGAAATCCTGAAACAAAATTAACTTGTGGTTGTGGTTGTAATTTAGATCCTTGTGATACTTGTGGGTGGATGTGTTTTGAACACGCTTGTTCTTCTATTATTGTTCCAACACCTACACCAACACCAACTCCCACACCAACTGTTCCTTGTGATACATATCCAACAACAATAGTTTGTGATCCAACACCACCATGTTGCACGTCTTGTCCTGATTGTGGTTGTGACACGTGCGGTTGTCCACCATCAAGTCCACCGACAATTTTTTCATCAATAGAAGACACTTGTGAAAAAGATCCAAAATGGGATGCATTATCAAACAACATTTCATTTAGATTATGTGGTGATCCACATAACCCTGGTATTGGTGTAAGAGCAATCAAACTAACGGGAGATTGTATTACAACGGGATCTTGTGTTACAGGACAAACATATACCACAGGATATACAATAGTTGATATTTGTACTCCACCAATTTATCCTTATTGTTTACAAGTAAATCCAGGTTGGTTGACTTTTAGACATTGGTTTTTAATTAATGTTGTTTGGGAAAGATACACTTATTTGGACTATTGTGATTTGAAATGGTTTGGTGGATTAGACGATATTACAAGAGTTGAACTTCTTCAAAGTTTGGCAAACAACACGGCGTCTTTAATTGCTCCCCCATATACAAATGGATATAAAGTTCCTGAAACCGTAACAATTGTTCAATTAAATCAAAGATGGTTAGACGACACAAAGTTTAGAATGGGTCGATTGAAAATATACATTAATGGTCGTATATTTTATACCATAGAAGATTTCGAAGAAGTAATTCCTCGAGGATTAGACACTGACAAAGAAAAACAAGTTGGTGTTCCTTTTAACATTTCTTGGGGTGGGGGGACACAAGGACTTCACGAAAATCTAACATTATCTGCTTGTACTGCGACCACTCAAGGATTATATATTCAAGATCCAGAATGTTTCCCTGAAAACATTCTAAACAACACATCACTTAATAAGTTAAAAACACATATATTATTAGAAGAAAATTTCGCAGGAACTTTTGATGGGGCAATATCTCAATTTAGATTTTATACCGAACCTTTGTCTTCTCCTGAAGTAAAACACAATTTTAAATTATTAAGGGACACATTTTTTATGTTTGATCCTGATTGTCCAAATTGTGATTTGTCGTCTTGTTATCCTAATGATTTCACATACACCATTATTAATACATAAAAAAGATGAGTCAAAATATATTAATAAAAAGTGTTTTTTTTGATGGCGAATTAGCAGAAGTTTTATTCAAACCGGATAATGATGATGTTGTCTTAAACTTTGACCAGATAACATTACCATTTTTATTTGAACCAAGTCTTTTGTATCCACCAAGAGAAATATATGGAACATATACGATTAAACCTGTTGTTGCTAATTGCCCATACTTTTTAAACGTGCCAAGGCCGACACCTACACCGACTCCGACACCAAGTCCAACAAGAACTTTAACACCGACACCAACACCGACAAACACTCCGACACCTACATTAGACCCATGTAAACTACCAAGTCCAACACCAACATCTACATCAACACCGACGCCAACACCTACAATTAGTTTAACACCGACACCTACTCCTACTTGGAATCCGTGTATAACACCATTACCACAACTTATTGTAAATATTTTGTTAGAGATAATGCCAGGATCGGTAATATTAAAAGCAACGGTATCATATAATAAAGGTTTACCAAATGACACATATATTTGTTTTGATGCAATATTAACAACAAAAACAAATGAAAAAATTGTAGTTCCAAAAGAAATTTTAATTAATGCTGGATCAATGATGGGTGTGTTTGAGACAAGATTAGACATGGATTTTAATTTATTAAAAGACGTAGTTATAGTCGAGAATAGTAGAATCGATGGGTCAACTATTAATCCAAAATTCCAAGTTCATACACAAAAACAAATTATACCAACGCCAACATCAACTAATACACCTACACCAACTAACACTCCAACTAACACTCCAACCCCAACTAACAATTCAACTAATACACCTACACCAACTAACACACCAACTAATACGCCTACACCAACTAACACACCAACTAATACGCCTACACCAACTAATACACCTACACCAACAGTGACCCCAAGTATTGGTGCTTCACAAACCCCAACTCCAACAAATACCCCAACACCTACAACCACACCGACAAATACCCCAACTAACACTCCAACTCCTACTATTACACCTACCTCAACACCAACAAATACCCCAACTAACACTCCAAGTAATACACCTACAAACACACCAACAAACACCCCAACCCCTACAAACACACCAACAAACACCACAACAACAACACCTACAAATACCCCAACTAACACTCCTACACAAACAACAACACCAACTCCGACAGTAACACCAACAACAACTCCTGTTATTATACCAATAATTTATTATGGTAAATCATCAAAAGTTAATTTTGATAATGGTGATGAAATCAATTTGAACTTGATTCAAACAAATCAAACCACAAATCAATATTTAAATATTGTATCAGGAAGTGGATACGTTTATATTTTAATTCCGAAATTCACAAATCAACCGTCAATATTTAGAAATAGTAATTGGGGTTGTAATGGAAATGTCATTCCAATAATCACAAAACCTGATGTCAATATAATTGACAATTTAGGAAATACGACTATTTATTCTGTATATAGGTCATACGTCTCGACTTCAGCTGGTGTAGATGTATGGTTATGTGTATAATATTATATGTATATTGATTTTTTAAATGACCGATTTTAGTAAAGTTGGTGGAGTGGGAATTATGGGTTTCATTTCACCAATGGACACCCTTGATACCTACGCAGTAATTGATCCCTTATATGGTATTGATGGACTACGTAATGTAGACAATGAAGACGATTTAAATTCAATACCTTACGATCGAAGAAGACCTGGTATGATCGTAGGAATCGAAGGTGGTCAACGATTTTTTAAACTTAAAAACGATTTTTGGTCTTTTAGCCCTTTAGATTGGGACGAAATATTTTTTTTAACGTCTCCACAATTAGAAGTACTAAATAATTTACCAAATAAATTAGTAGTCCCTGGCGTTAACTCATCAACATTTATTGATCGTGAATTAATTACAGGTTCAATTGATAGTGTAAATAAAACATATACCCTTCGTTTTACACCTGAATTAAATTCAGAACATATATACTATAATGGTCTTTTACAAGATAAAGGATCGGATCTTGATTATAGTATAAGTGGAAAAACAATCACATTTAATAATCCACCAAAAATTAATAGTAAACTTCTTTGTTCTTATAGAACTTATAGTGAAATTAATTTTATCGATCATGAATATCCTGTTGGTGAAATTAATGGGATAAATAAATCATTTGAGTTGTCAATTCTTCCTAAAACAGGAAGTGAACACATTTATTTGAATGGTTTATTACAAGATTTTGGAAATGATAATGACTATACGATTTCAGGTAAAACTATAACTTTCAAAATCGCACCTCCTAGTTGGAGTAAGATAACTTGTTCTTATCGATTTTATTAAAATAAAATTAACATAAAAACTAAATAACTTAAAAGATAAACATATTTATAATAAGAAACAAAAAAAAATGATGGAGCAAGAAGAAAAATACACAACGTCAGATTTATATTTAGGTGCATACCTTAAACTTAAAGGTTATAAAATGACCGTAGAGAAAAGTAAAAATAAGGTGATTTTTGTGTTTGAAAAAACTGAAGGTTTACAAGAAGAAGTTAATAATTATTTAAACGAAAGCGGTTCGTGTGAACCTCTTTTATATACAAATTCAATTAAGAATTTGAAAAATTTATTATATAATTTGTAAAAGTTTTGGCTTTTTCAAATTTATAAACTATTTATATGTATAGTATCGTCGCATCTTGTGACAATTATTAATATCTCTTATTTATCTTCCTATTTAAATTAGTATTTTATTACTTGGGTGTTTTTGTCCTTAAAACCACCCTGTTACTATTTGTATGCGTAATCCAACTTGTCTCAAGAGTTGAGAACAAGGTGTAAAGATCACTTTTTAAACTTGAAAACCAATTTTTTCATGGCTACTACTAAAATAGTTTTAGACTTACAATCGGACTTAATATTATCAAGTCCATCAATCACAACCCCAGTTGGTATTATCGCAAGTGACATTAAGTTTGGTTCAACATCAAACGTTAATGCGGAATTAGGTAATTTATCAACTAACATTTCAAATGAGGCAACTGCAAGAGTTGCTGGTGACAATTCTGTCGCATCTAACTTGTCTTCTGAAGTTGTTAACAGAACAAACGCTGTTTCATCTGAAGCTTCTACAAGATTGGCTAACGACAATTCATTGGCTTTAGTTATTTCTCAAGAAATTTCTACAGAACATTCTTTCAATGTTGTTGAACACGCTTCTTTGGCTTCTAACTTGTCAACTGAAATCGTTAACAGAACTGCTGATGTAGACGCTGAAGAATCAAGAGCTATCGCTGCTGAAGGTTCAATCGCTTCTAACTTGTCTTCTGAAGTTGTTAACAGAACAAACGCTGTTACTGCTGAAGCATCTTCAAGAGTTGCTGGTGATTTATCATTAGAAACTTCTTTAAATGCTGAAGGATCTCGTGCAATGTCTTCTGAAGTTTCATTGGCGAATGATTTAACTGCTGAGACAAATGCAAGAATCGCTGATGTTAACGCTGAAGAATCAAGAGCTATCGCAGCTGAAGGTTCATTATCTACTTCTATCACTTCTGAAGCGTCTGCACGTGTTGCTGGTGATTTGTCATTAAACACAAAAATTGATTTTGTTATTTCTAACACTGACCCTGCTGCGTTAGATTCATTAACTGAAATCGTTTCTGCTTTCCAATCTGTTGATGGTGACCTTAACAACACAATCACTACATTGGCATCTACAGCGTCTGTTGCGGTATCTACAGAAAAAGCTAGAGCAATGTCTGTTGAATCTTCTATTGCTAATGATTTGTCTTCTGAAATCGTAAACAGAGGATTAGATGTTGATGCTGAAGAAGCAAGAGCAGAATCTGTTGAGGCTGATTTATCTGAAGAAATTTCTTTGGAAATTGCTAACAGAGTTGCTGAAGTTTCAACTGAGGTTGCAAGAGCAACTGCCGCTGAATTGTCAATCGCTTCTAACTTGACTTCTGAAATTGCAAATAGAATCTCTGATGTTAACTCTGAAGAATCAAGAGCAATCGCAGCTGAAGGTTCAATCGCTTCTAACTTGTCAACTGAAATCGTAAACAGAATCGCTGACGTTAACGCTGAAGAATCAAGAGCGATGGTTGCTGAATCAACTATTTCTTCTAACTTATCTTCTGAAATCGTTAACAGAACTGCTGATGTTGATGCTGAAGAAGTAAGAGCAATGTCTGTTGAGGAATCATTAAGAAATGATATTTCAGTAGAGGGATTTGTAAGAGAATTGTTTGATGCATCGATGCAAAGCACCTTAGATGCTGTATCAAGTAAAACAGATTTTAATGAATTTCACATCAATACGGTGGAAGAAACTTTAAGTTTGTATATTATTTCTGCAATATCTACAGAACACTCTCATCACGTAGATGGTGACTTTTCATTAGAAACTTCAATAAATGCGGAAGCATCGTCTCGTGAAGCTGCTGACAATAGATTGTCTGCTGAAATTTCTGAGTGTTGTTCAATCCACACATCTGTTGATGTTGTATTGTCAGGTGAAATTTCAAGAGGATTTGGTTCAATTGAAACTACAGTTTCAACAAAAGAATCAATGACTGTAGTAAGAGAAAATTCAATTGACTCTAAATTATCTTCTGCAATTTCTTCTGAAGCTTCTTCAAGAGTATCTAAAGATGATTCATTAGAGTCTGTAATTTCAGAAGCTAAAACTTCTATCAACACAGTAATGACTGCTGAAGCTTCTTCAAGAGTATCTGGTAATGTTTCTTTAGAGAACGCAATCGCAAGAGAAGAAGGAAGAATTGACGCTATCCTTGATGGTTCTACAGTTGATTTAGACCAATTTGCTGAAATCGTTTCTTTCGTTAACGGAATTGACTTAGAAAACGATAACGCATTGTTATCTGCTGTAACTTCAATCGGTACTGCAATTGGTAGCGAAGAAAGTTCAAGAGTTTCTAAAGATAATTCATTAGAATCTGTAATTGCAACAAACAGAACTGACGCTAACACAGCAATGTCTACTGAAATTTCTAACAGACAATCTGCTGACACGTCATTGTTTGTACAATTGAATGACAAAATCAACAACGAAATCTCTGATAGAACTGCTGACGTTGATGCTGAACAAGCAAGAGCTGAAGGTGCTGAAGGAATGTTGAATACAAAAATCAACACTGAAATCACTAACAGAGAAAATGCTGACACTTCATTGAATACTGCAATTAATGAAGCGGTTTTAATGTTGAATACTAAGATTAATGACGAGACAAGTAGAGCTCAAGGTGCTGAAGGTTCATTAGAGGCCGCATTGTCTTCTGAAGTTGCTAACTTGTTATCAAATACAGATTTAACTGCAATTGATTCATTCTCTGAAGTAGTTACTGAATTGGATGCTGTTAAAAACATAATCAGCAACACTTACTTTAAGAAAGTATCTATTTCTGGTTTAGTTAACGGAACAAACAAAAACTTCACATTGGGTGCTACAGTTAAGACTGGTTCTGAGGCAATCTATTACAATGGATTGTTACAAGAAATGGGTGAAGACTACACTATCTCTGGTGGTGTTAACGTACAGTTTACTTATACTCCAGCTATTGGTGGTAAAGTAACTGCTTACGGTGTTTACGCTTAATCATTAACTTTTTAATGAAAACAAAAAAGGGACTCTTCGGAGTCCCTTTTTTTATTATAGTAAAAAAAAATTAAAGATTGTCGTATCTATTTGTATTTGGGTTATAAACCAAATCTTTATTTCCACCATTAAAAAGATTATAAATCAATTTGTCATAAGTTTCAATAAGTTCTTGATTATCAGCATGATATCTTTGTAAAACAATATCGTTTCTTTTATGGTATTCTAAAATATTGTTATCGTGTTCGGTTAAAATATAATTCAACATTTTGGCACCTTCTTTTGTATCACTATTTTCATAATAATAACCAAGATCTTTACAAAGAGGAGCATTATGTAAAACAGGATAACCCAAATAAGCGGCATCCAAATAAAGATAATTTAAAGGGTTTAATACTTGATGACAAAGTAAAATGTCAAAGTATTGTGTTAGAACAAAAGATGTTTGATATCTTGATTCTGCGGTAATTTTTTTATCTTCATACAGATCAAAAGTTTTGATTATTGACATAAACTCATAATTTTCTTTAAGTTTATCACCATTTGTGATCATAAGTTTATCAATTTTATTTTTTCCTGTTTCAGTTCTATATGATTCTTCAGCAACCATAGCAGGAATTAAAGAATATTTAACAACATTAATATTTGGCTCCATAATTCCCAACACTTTTTTCTCTTTGTCGGGATTATATTTGTATCCTTTACTATATCGACCTTCTTTAAATCCACTTTCAATTCCAATTACGGATTCAAGTAAAAATTTGTTATGCCAAATAAAAGGAACAATAAACGCGTTTGTTCTATATAGTGTCGTAAAGAACCCGTTATTGGTATCGTGTTGTTGTGGGATATACCATAGTTCGTCAAATGTCGTTTCATATTCAAAGTATCTTTTTTTGTTTTCTTTAAACAAAACATTTTCCATATGGATCACATAATTGTTTCCACATTTATAACCGATAAATCTTTTATTTTTATCTTCTTTGAACTTTTTAATATCTTCTTCGTATACTTGGGCACCCATCATTATAATAAGATCCATTTCCATAAATTTATCTTTAAAGTTATAGATATTAATGTCTTTAAGATAAGAAGGTTTTTGTTCTGTAAAATCAACATCAAAAGTGTTTAATATACAAACTTCATAGTCATTTTTTGATTTCTGTAATAAATGAACAAACATTAAAACATTTTGTTTCATTCCATTTGTCCAAATTGATTCTGTGTTTGATTGTAGTCCTAAAGTAATTCCAATTTTTAGATTTTTCATCTTTATTGATTTGATTGGTTTATAAATTGTTTTATTATTTCATCTTTTTCTTCTTGAGTTTCTGAGTTAGCCCATAACCATAAAAAAGATCCTGAAACTGATTGTAATTCTTTTTTCTTTTCTTCTATCGTCTTTTGTATTAATATAAAACCATTTGCCTCAAAATCTATTTCAATATTTAATTTTTTTGCAATTTTATAAAGTGTTAATAAATCATTTTTTTCATAAGCAATTTGTGATTCTTCATACCATTTTATTCTAATGGTATTTTTTGATTTATCTGGATGACATTCTTTTGCGATCGATCTAAAAATTGATTTAATTATTTTTAATTCTTTTTCTGTAACCTCAAATGGTTTATCTTTTTTTATACCACAAGATATGGTTTCTCCTGTCACTATTGGTGATTTATAACCCATTTTTACAGCTTCTTCCATAAACAATGGCTTATGATATGTTGTAAACTCATCAACATATTCTTTTTCTAATTCTAAAAGATTTAACTCTTTTAAATATAGATTTATTTTCAAGTCATTTAACTTTTTTTTAGACATATTCTATAAATAGATTAAAATGGATTTGAGTTCATATTTATTAGTGTTATTTAATTTTATTTTAACTAACGGAAATATTTATACTATAAGATGCCAGTTTATAACAGATTAACAGATAGATCGAGAGTTTCTGCGGTCACATTAAATGATATTTTCCATGTTGTTGTAACAGGAGACACATCACAAAGCCCACAAGGATCATCCTATTATGCTCCTTTAAGTGATTTACAAGCAATTTTAAGCGGTTCAACAGGACCTGCTGGAACTTCAGGAACTAGTGGAACTAATGGTTCAAGCGGAACAAGCGGGTTAAGTGGGGCAACAGGAACAAGCGGTACTTCGGGTGCTAATGGGACAAGTGGTAGTAATGGAACTTCGGGATCTAATGGAACAAGTGGAACTTCAGGTAGTAGTGGGTCTTCAGGGTCTTCAGGAACAAACGGCACAAGTGGTAGTAATGGAACTTCGGGATCTAATGGAACTTCGGGAACAAATGGGACTTCAGGTACAAATGGGACTTCAGGTACAAATGGGACTTCAGGTACAAACGGAACGTCAGGAACTAATGGAACAAACGGAACGTCAGGAACTAACGGAACATCGGGAACGAACGGAACATCGGGGACTAATGGCACATCAGGAACAAACGGAACAAGTGGGTCTTCAGGTTCAAGTGGGACATCGGGGACATCTCCTTTATGGAACTTTTTAGGACCTTATCAAGTGCAGATACATAATATAGGTGATGTCGTGACTTTTGCGGGAGAAACTTGGTATTGTATTCAATACGCCCCATCTGGTTATGGACCTTTTGGTGGTTTTATTGGTGTATATTGGACTTTACTTGCTGCGTCAGGAACTAACGGAACATCGGGAACGAACGGAACATCGGGGACTAATGGAGCTAATGGAGTATCAACAAGTTTATTCTATTATGAAGCAAAAAATAATTCACAATCAGGAAACCCTGGCGCTGGGCATGTATTGTGGGATAATGTAGTAATGACCGCATCAACCCAAATTAACATCAACCATTTAACAGATACACCAGTAACAGATATTGATATATTTTTAGCTCTTTTACAAATAGGACAACAGATTACAATTCAAGACCAAAATGATAGTGCTAATTTTCAAGTATGGACTATTACAGGAACCCCCACACTAATTGTTGGGGCATCTAATTATTGGACTATTCCCGTATCTTTGGTAAGTGCTGGTGGTAATCCACAATTTGCGAACAATCATAATATATTTGTATCAATAATTGCCGCATCAGGAACATCAGGAACGTCAGGAACTAATGGAACAAATGGAACTAGCGGAACTTCAGGTACAAACGGGACGAGTGGAACTAATGGTACAGATGGGACGAGTGGAACTAATGGTACAGATGGGACGAGTGGAACTAATGGTACAGATGGGACGAGTGGAACTAATGGTACAGATGGGACGAGTGGAACAGACGGTACTAATGGAACAGACGGCACAAGTGGGACAAGTGGTTTATCGGGGGTAAATGGTACATCAGGTACGAATGGAACTAGCGGAACAGACGGATCTTCAGGTACGAATGGAACTTCAGGTAGTAACGGTACTAGTGGGACTAATGGAACTTCAGGTACAGATGGTACTAGCGGAACAGACGGATCTTCAGGGACTAATGGTACAGATGGTACTAGCGGAACTGACGGAACTTCAGGTACTGATGGAACTAGTGGTACAGATGGGACTTCAGGTACTGATGGAACTAGTGGTACAGATGGGACTTCAGGTACTGATGGAACTAGTGGTACAGATGGGACTAGCGGGACAAGTGGATTATCAGGTGTAAACGGAACGAGCGGAACAGATGGAACTAGTGGAAGTTCGGTAATTGTTCCAGGTTTGAATAATCAGGTTTTAACTTCTGATGGTTCAGGTGGAATAGTTGCAGAAAGTAATATGACTTTTGATGGTACATTACTAAACATAACTGGCCGTACCGATATCTATGACACAATAGGAACTATTCCTTCATTGAATATATTTTCACAACATAATTTTCCACAACACTCTTCTTTATTTATCCATAACTCTGGAACGCCAACAGGTAATACTAAATTATATGGTGCGGAAATTATTGTTAATGGAGCTTCAAGTTCAAACACAGGTATTAAAATTGCTGCAGGAGGAACTGATGATGGAAATAATACGGGTATAGACGTATCGAATAATTCCACAGGATCTGGATCCCTTCAGTATGGTATAAAAGGGTCTGTTAAAGGTTCTATGACCAATGGTTTAGGTATAAAATATGGTTCTAACTTTGAAGTCCAAAATCAATCACAACAAAATATAGGTTACTCTGTCACGGTTTCAGATGCAACTATTTTTAACATAGGTTACGAAGCCTTTATTAATGGGACAACAGGAAATAGTGTTGGTATGCAAGTACTTAACACTAATGCCGACACGAATGGTGGTGATTCTCAAACAGGTGTTTTGATTGATGTTTTAGGTGGTGGTAGTTTTACAAGTACAAATAAAAAAGGTTTAGATATAAATGTTATTGGAGATGCTCAATCAAATATAGGTTTACGATCTTCTGCCAGCGGAGCTTCACAAAATTATGCAATATACACTTCAGGTGGAAGATTTTCTTTTTATCACGACCCAACAACTGAGTTAACTTCAACATCGGTTGAAGGATATGGTGATATTGTAACTTTTGGTTCAGGTACTTTAACTGCGGGTGATCTATGTTTCTTAGATGCTGGTGCAACATGGAACCAAACAGATGCATCAGGAACACCAAAATCTATAGGAATGTTATCAATTGCTTTAGGTTCATCTCCTGGCGATGGAATGCTCGTTAGAGGATATGTTAGAAATAGTTTGTGGACAACTTTTGCTATTGGTGATATTTTATATGTTGATACAACATTGGGATATATCACAAACATTGCACCATCATCAACAGGAAACGTTGTTAGAATTGTTGGATATTGTGTTAATTCAACAAATGGTGTTATTTATTTTAATCCTGATAATACTTGGGTAGAAATATAAATTATTAAAATATAAATTATTAAAATATAAATTATTATGAAAATATCAGGAGTAGTAATTCCAAATACTACATATAAATCTTATACCGCACTAATAACACAATTTGGTACAGACAATCTAATTTTAGTACGTTGGGATGATATATCGGGCGGTCCTGATTTAATAATAGGTAGAACCTATAGAATTATGGATAACACCGGATCAGATTTTACAAATGTTGGGGCTCCAAACAATAATATTGGGACTTACTTTGTTGCTACGGGTATTAGACCTAATAATTGGGGTGAGGCAATATTACAATTCAACACAGGTGCTCCAATCGTAACCGTATTAGAAAATACTATTGGTAATATATGGTTTACATATAATTTAACAGGTAATTATTATATTAATTCAAATGATTTATTTACATTACGTAAAACAACGGCATTTATTTCAACTGGTGCTGAGGGAGTTAGCAATGGGGTAATCACAGGAATAAATGTTATGGACCAGAGTGTGATTGCTTGTAATACGGTTTTAACTCCGGATACTCCTATTGATGATGAATTATACAACACCCCAATAGAAATTAGAGTTTATAATTAAAAATATATATCATATTAAAATCAATTATTAAAATAAAAAATAACTTCGTTATAATATTCTATAAAATGTTCGTTCCATAAATCCCATTTTATATTTACACCATCTATAGAATATACTTCAAAGTTATCGAACATTTGTAAAATATTATCTCTAAACCATCTGAACTTACATTGATGAAAATTTTCGTCATTTCTTAAATGGAACTCAACAACAATTTTTGGAATTGTTTTTAAAAATTCAATATTACTTTTTTGAAATACGTCATATTCCCCCCCTTCACAATCACACTTTAAAAAATCAATTTTTGAAATATTATTTTCATCTAAAAATTCTCTGAATGTAAAAGTAGGAACACTTTCACTAATTCCATCCCACGTAATTTCAATTCTTTTTTTGTCGGTAATTGCTCCTTGAATAATTTTAACATTATCTTTTCCAACGTTTCTTTTTAAAACTTCTATTTGATATGATAATGGCTCAACAACAAAACATTGTTTTGGATTGTTTGGTAAAATTGAATATGTGAATGGTCCTAATGACGCACCTAAGTCAACAACAATATCACCTTCTTCTACAATAAAACATCTATCATATATGTTATGATCTTCAATTTCTTTAATTGCGGCCTCACTATACCAATTAGTTTTTCCTCCCCAATCAAATCCATCTAATTTATTTTTTTTCTCAATAACTTTTTCTTCGTTCATAATCTTATTTATTTCTTTTATCACCATGTCTGATGTTATTTTTTTGGAGCACTCAAATTGACGATCAGTTCCTTTATGTAAAGGACACCAATTCCAATCAGAAGCATTTAATCTATCATTATTAAAACATCCATGACATACGTCTTCATTTATTACTCTATATGTGTTTAACTTTGTTTCTGCAAATTTTTCACTAAATCCTGATATTAAAATTACAGGTAATTCACATGCCCATGCCAACCAAGATAAACCTGAACCAAGACCAATAAAAAATTCGCAACTAACCAAATCGTTAATAACCTCCTGAAGATTTCCCCCTTTAAAGATAGTAACTCCTTTTGGGTAAAAATTATTCATATAACCATCACCTTCTTTTGAATAGATCATACATTCATACCCCAACGCATCAAGATGATCTATAACGGATTGCCACCCATCAGGGTTATTCCAATACTTCGCTTGTGCTGTAGAATGAAAACCAATGCCCACTTTTTTCTTTTTTGTGATGTTTGGTAAGTTTAATTTTGGTCTTATTTCTTTATAATCTAAACCCAAAATATCTGTTGCTGTTTTTTGTAATGGTTGTCTTTTAACATCATTTGGATGTGCGTTATAGTTTAAAGAATTGTCTTCGTTGTAATACCAACCCAATTTGTACTGTGCATAAATATTATGTACGACTTCTCCAGGATTTTTAAATTCAATATTTGAATATTGATCTTTAAATAAATCATTCATAAAAGTTGAAACAATAAGTTCGCAGTTATGTTTTTTTCTAAACTCTTCGCAGTAAGGAATCCAAGCCAAAGTATCACCCAACGATTTTGATCCAAATGAAATATAAACTCTTTTGTTTTTCAAATTTAATATATCATTATAAATCAACTCACCATTTTCATAAACTTCGGTTCTCCATTTTGTATAATATTCTCTGTTTAATTTAACCCAACTATTAATTGGCAAATTATTTTCATATATCAAATTATTTTGGTCAAATAACTTTATGTTAAATAAACTATCACTTTCTCCCAAAATTTCAAAAAATGGATTGACAACAAAGTGTTGTTTGAAAGTATAATCGTTTTTAATCGGTTCATTATAAATTATTGGTGTATCCATAATTTTTTTATAAAAATTCAATAACTCGTCCCCAAAATCTGTTTGATATTCAATTTCATAATTTTGGTTTGAATTAATTAGATCCAACAAATCATTTGAAATTTTAGTTATGTCTCCTTCTATTGGTTTAATAAATGAGTCAAACATTCCCATATATTGTGGAAGGTTTCTTGTTAAAATTTTCATTTTATAATTGATCGCTTCTCTAACAACCAAAGGATTACATTCGAAAATTGAGTTAAACATCAAAACATCACAAGACTCCATAAACAAATCAACATCATCTCTTTCGCCCCATATTGTAACATTTTTTGGTAGGTCTTCCATTATTGGTTTCCAATAACTTTCAAAGTTTGGAGCTTGATTTCCAATAAAATGAAAATGTAAATTCGGATTTGTGTCTTGTAATAATCTTGCTATTTCAATTCCTTCTTTTTGATTTTTCCCTTCCGTCCATAAACCAACATTTAATATATGGGTTTTTGTTTCATCAATTTTTAATTGTTGTCTTGATTCAAATTTTTTTAAAAGTGAAACTTGTTTTTCTTCGTAAGGGAACGTCAATAATTTTTTTGGTGATGGTGTAGTATTAAATTGTGAAACTTGATGATAAGGTGTTATTAAAGAATAATAATCGGGATGTAATTTTTTTAATGTGTTGGCATCATACCAAACATTATGACAGGTCTCAACAATTTTCCAAGTTCTTTTGTTTGAATATAATTGGTTTAATATGTCTTTTGGTATTTTATTAAAACTTTCAAACGCTTCTGGTATTTCTTCTGCGTGAACAATATCAATTTTATTTTCATTAATGATTTTTATTAAATCATATTTTTTATCTTTTTCTGTGGATAACCCTAACGTAAAAAAATGATTTTCATCTAATAACTCAATTATTTTATTTCTTTGAACAACATATGTGTCACTGAATTGTGAATACTCAACTAAAAATATTTCAATTTGATCTTTGTATTTTTGAAGGGATTCAATTCTTTTTAATGTGAATTGTGGCATTCCTCCTGTTGAAAGGTGGGGTGTGAGATATAAAAGTTTGATTTTATCCATATTAAAAAATAATAGTAAAATACTGATAAATGAAGTATTTATGAAAAAAGAATTATGTCATCTGCAAGACCATTTGCTTTTAATACGGGATCAACAATTTCAGGAACAATACAAGTTGGTAATTTGGCCGTAGGTTACCCAACTTCGGGTTTTGATGCCACGGGACTACAATGGTGGAATGGTCCTGATGAAGAATTGGGTTATGTAATCGCACAACCTGTACCCGATAATAGTCAACCAACACCTGTTTTTGGACAAACAGCTTCAGTTGGATTTTTTAAAACAAATGGTTTTAATGATAGTGAATTTATTAGTATTACAAATAAATTACTAAATACAACATATACTAACGCCAAAGATGCGTCTGCGGCACTAACATCAAATGGATATTGGAACTCATACATATCACCTGTTTTATATTTAGATGCGGGTGATCCGACAAGTTATCCTGGAACAGGAAGTGTTTGGACTGATACTGTAGGTGGAAAAATATTTAATTTAATTAATGGGCCTAACTATGGTGGTGGGTTTGGTGGGTTTTTAGATTTCCAAACTTCTTCATCGCAATATGCACAATGTAATACAAGTTTACCATCTTTAAATACTTGGTCAATTAGCGTTTGGCAGAATTATAATGGAACAAATATTGGTGGGTCACCATGTATTGTTTCAGAAGTATTTCCGACCGCCATCAATTATATGTTAGGAAACGGAAGTGATACAAGTCCTAATTTACAAACAGGGTTTTTTAATGGTTCTTGGAATCTTACACCGGTAGGTTATATATTAACACCTGGTTGGCATTTTATTGTTGGTACTTATGATGGATCAAATCTTAATTTATATGTTGATAACTCATTAATTTTTAGTGTTAATATTGTTAGTACACCAACTTCTGGCAATTCGGGAATAGTATTAATGAGAAGATGGGACTTAAATGAATATTGGGGTGGATTTTTATCAATTGTTGGTATATATGATAAGTCTTTAGATTCACAACAAATTAGTTCTTTGTGGAATGCCAATAAATCAAGATTTGGTCTTTAATTAATTTATAGATTTTAGAAATATTTTAATTTGGTATTTATGTTATATGTCAAATATAATTCAAATTACTTCAATATCAGGAACACCCCCATATGATATATACGTTTGTGATCAAACAATCACATATTGTTATTTGGTATCGGGTTCTACCTTCATTACACCTCCAGTAACTTTTATTGTTCCACCACCATTGGACACATCAACACCGATAATATTAAAAATTATTGACTCGTTGGGTTGTGAAAAAATATTTCTTCTTACTTGTGGTGAAATTTATGGAAAATTATTTGAAGGGTTTGAAGTATTCTTATTCCAAGATGCCTCAATTTATTTATACGAAGGCCCTTAATTTAATAAATTTTTTAACAATATGTTTTATGATTTCTAAAAAATGTACAAAATGTTATGAAGAAAAACCACTAACAGAATATCACAAAGGAGGTGATAAATACGGGCGTCAATATGTTTGTAAAGCTTGTAAAAAAAAATACGCTATTCAAAACAAAGATAGGGAAAACGAACGTAAGTTGAATTGGAAATTAAATAATATGGAAAAAATTATCATAAGTAAAAAAAAGTATTATGAGTTGAACAAAGATAAGGAAATAAAAAGAAATACAAAATATGCTAACATAAAGAAAAAAAATGATATAAATTTCAAACTTTCTTGTATTATGAGATCAAGATTAGTAAATTTTGTAAAACTAAAAAATTACACAAAAACTAATAAAACATTTGATATTGTTGGTTGTTCTCCAGAAAATTTAAAAAAATATCTTGAAAATCTATTTGTGGAAGGTATGTCTTGGGAAAACCACGGCATTGATGGGTGGCACATAGATCACAGAATTCCACTATCATCTGCAAAAACCAAAGAAGAAGTATATAAATTATCTCACTATACTAATTTACAACCTATGTGGGCCACAGAAAATTTAAAAAAAAGTTCTAAAATACTTTAGTGTTTATTCGGTTTATATTTTTTTTATTACTACTATATTTTTTAAAAAATAAAATAAAATGAATACTATATTTGTTCAAATAGCATCGTTTAGAGATCCTCAATTAGTACCAACTATTAATGATCTTTTAAATAACGCCAAATATCCAAATAATCTAAGAATTGGAATTTGTAATCAGTTTAATTCCGAAGATGAATTTAACATAGACGAGTTCAGAAATGACAAAAGATTTAAAATTATTGATGTCTTAGATGTTGAATCAAAAGGTGTTTGTTGGGCAAGACATCAAGTTCAACAATTGTATGGTAATGAAAAATATACATTACAAATTGATTCCCATATGAGATTTGAAAAAGATTGGGATGATACTCTTATTAAGATGATTAAACAACTCCAAAAGAAAGGACATAAAAAACCTTTGTTAACAGGATATGTTTCATCTTTTGATCCGGAAAACGACCCACAAGGAAGAGTTACCGAGCCGTGGAGAATGGCTTTTGATAGATTTACACCTGAAGGTGTTGTATTCTTTTTACCTGAAGTTATTCCTGGATGGAAAGAACTTAAAGAACCTGTGACAGCAAGATTTTATTCTGCTCACTTTTGTTTTACATTAGGACAATTTTCAACTGAAGTTCAACACGATCCTGAATTTTATTTTCACGGAGAAGAAATTTCAATCACTGTGAGGGCATATACTCACGGATACGATTTATTTCACCCACATAAAGTTGTTATTTGGCATGAATACACAAGAAAAGGAAGAATTAAACAATGGGACATAGATAAAGAATGGCATAAGAAAAACACCGCATGTCATATTAAAAACAGACAATTACTTGGTGTTGATGGTGAAAAATATAATGGAGATTACTCAGAATGGTTTGGAACAGAAAGAACCATAAGAGATTATGAAAAATATGCTGGCGTATTGTTTGAGACAAGAGGTATTCAACAAGAAACAATAGATAAAAAATACCCACCAAACACATACGATTATAAAACCGAAGAAGAATGGAGAAATTCATTTTCAACCATATTCAAACATTGTATTGATTTAGATCTAAATCGTGTTCCTGAAACTGATTATGATTTTTGGGTTGTTGCATTTCACGATAAAGAACATAAAACACTATTTAGACAAGACGCAGACGCCAACGAAATTTTAAGAATTAAAAATGATCCTGATGGTTACGGAAAAATATGGAGAGAGTTTAATACAACAGAAATTCCTTCGTATTGGGTGGTTTGGCCACATTCCGTTTCGAAAGATTGGTGTGAAAGAATTATTGGAAATTTATGATAAAAATTGTCACAGCAATATACTCAAACTTATACAACACTAAATTAGGGGGTAGAGATAGTCGTCAAGGACATTATTTAAATTCACTTCGAAGCTTATTAAAAATGTCTAACGCGACTTTTGTTTGTTATACAAGTATTAGTGAAATAGATATTCTGAAAGATTTTTTTTATGTTCAAAATAACTTTAATGAAAATCAAATAATATTTAAAACATTTGATTTACAAAGATGTGATTTTCACAAACACATCCAAAGAATAAAAGATGTGTCAAGTAAAGTATTAAAAGATAGATGCTATGAAATTCAATACTCAAAGTTTATTTGGTGTTTGAATGAATTAACTGATGATGTAAAACATTTATATTGGTTTGATGCAGGACTTTCACATACAGGTTTAATACCTTTCAAATATTTAGACCAAACAAAAGGATATTGGGAAAAATATTTTGAGTCTTCACTTTTTAATAACAACTTTTTAAATAATCTAATAGATTTTACAGAGGATAAAATTGTTGTTTGTGCTAAAGACAACAAAAGAAATTATTGGTCTACAACATTACCAAAAAAATATTATTCTAAATATAATAGTGATCGACATATAATTGGCGGTTTTTTTGGTGGTAAAAAAGATATAATGAAAACATTTTGTGATTTATTTACTGAAAAAATAAATGAAGTGTTGGTAAATGAAAACGAACTTTATTTAGAAGAAAATATTATGTCACTTTTATATTACAATAATCAAGACTTATTCACTTCTTTATATTTTGATATTTGGTGGCACGAAGAAGATATTATACCTGGTGTCGATCTTTTAGAATTAACAAAAACAGAAAAAAGTTTTTATAAAATTTTAGAAAACTTAAATTAAAAAATGATAACATTAGTAACTGGTTTATGGGATATTGGAAGAGGGAATCTTTCTGAAGGATGGTCGAGGTCTTTTGATCATTACTTAAATAAATTTGAACAACTATTACAAGTTGATTGTAATATGATAATTTTCGGAGACAAAGAACTAGAAAAATTTGTTTCAGAAAGAAGAAATGAAGAAAACACACAATTTATTTTAAGAGACCTAAGTTGGTTTAGAAATAATGAATTTTTCGATCAAATCCAAAACATTAGAAATAATCCAAAATGGTATAATTTGGCCGGTTGGTTAAAAGATTCAACACAAGCAAAATTAGAAATGTATAACTCACTGGTTATGTCAAAAATGTTTATCTTACACGATGCGGTTCTTTTGGATAAATTTGATTCAGAAAAACTTTATTGGATTGATGCTGGTTTAGCAAACACCGTTCATATGGGTTATTTAACTCACGACAAGGTTTTAGGTAAGATAGATAAATTATCTGATAACTTTTTATTTATTTGTTTTCCATATCAAGCGGATCGTGAAATACATGGGTTCAACATCGATAAGATGACCGAAATAACGGGAACAAGAGTTGACAAAGTTTGTCGTGGTGGTTTTTTTGGTGGAACAAAAGAACTTATTCGTCAGATGAATACTCTGTATTACAATCTTATTAAATCAACATTACAAAAAGGTTTAATGGGAACGGAAGAAAGTTTGTTTTCAATTCTACTTTATAACAATCCAACAATTACCGATTATGTTGAAATTGAATCAAATGGTTTGGTTTATAAGTTTTTTGAAGATGTTAAGAACGATACTGCAGAGGTTAAAACTTTAAAGAAAAATTATAAAGTCAAAAAAAATAAAACAGGTGATGTTGGTTTATATGTTATTACATTTAATAGTCCAAAACAATTTGAAACATTAATAACTTCTATGTTAGAATATGATTCAGATTTTATCAATAAAACAAAAAAGTTTTTGTTAGATAATTCTACAGATCTTTCAACTACTCCGAGATATAAAGAATTGTGTGAACAATATGGGTTTGAACACATTAAAAAGGATAATATTGGAATTACAGGAGGAAGAGTTTTTGTTGCAGAACACTTCCACGAATCTGATATGGATTACTATTATTTTTATGAAGACGATATGTTTTTCTATAATGGTTCAGACGACACTTGTAAAAATGGTTTTAATAGAAAAACAAAAAATTTATATAGAAAAGTTTTTCAAATATTCAAAAAAGAAGATTTTGACTTTTTAAAATTAAACTTTACAGAATTTTATGGTAGTCACGAAAAACAATGGTCTTGGTATAATGTGGATCAAGAGTTTAGAAAAACACATTGGCCTATGAATCAAAATCTACCACGAAATGGTCAAGATCCTGATTCACCAAGTTTAGAGTTTAAAAACATAAAATCCTACGAAGGTATACCTTATGCCACAGGAGAAATATATCTATCTAACTGGCCAATTCTTCTATCAAAAGAAGGAAATTACAAATGTTATATAGAAACAAAATTTCAATTTCCTTACGAACAGACTCTTATGTCTCATTGTTATAAAGAAACAATTAAGGGACGAATTCATGCTGGTGTTCTACTTATGACACCAACTGAACATAATCGATTTGACTTTTACGAAGGTAGTTTAAGAAAAGAATTTTAATTCAAGTATTTATTAATAAAGATTAAATGGAGTTCTTTATTAAGAAAAATTCTACTCTTCCAATATTAAAAATTAATGTAATTAAAGATGGAAGATCTGACTACGATAGATCTATGCGGTTTTTAGAAGAAACCGATATATTTTTTTCTATGGTAAATACCGAAACAGGTATTCCAAAAATCACAACAAGACCGGCTGGCATAATGAAAAAAGAAAAATTAAATGCCAACGAAGAAGACCAATATTATGTTTATTATCAGTTTACACCATTTGACACAAAACAAACCGCAAGATATAAAGGTCAATTTTTATTTAGAAATGATACTGGAGTTTTGGTTTTACCTTTAAATCAAGAAATTTATATAAATGTAACGGATAGTTTTGTAATTGATGATTTTGATTTTCAAAGTTGTTATATTGTGGATTATCCTTGTTGTAAATCACAACCAATACCTCCACCACCAATTCCTCCTGTTACAACAACTTCAACAATATCTCCAACAACAACATCAACAACAAGTATATGATTATATATCTGTAACTGGCGGAAATAACAACTGTGTTGGTGGTGTTTGTCCTTAACTAAAATCACAATTAAGGTATTTATAAAGAAAGTATAGATGGAATTTACTATAGGTCAAAACTCAACACTTCCTCTTTTAAAATTACAGGTTGTAAAAGATGGTATAGAAGACTATCAGTCAATGATGTCTTTTATTGAGACTTCTTCCATTTTTTTTTCTATGGTAGATACCCAAACAGGTATTCCAAAAATATATACACATGTCGCAAGTTTTGTTGAAAAAACAGAAGTTAACCCAAACGCATCTCCTGAATACTATGTTTATTACCGATTCACACCACAAGACACAAGTAGAGTTGGTAGGTATGAAGGACAATTTTTATTTATAAATGAAACGGGAACATTGGTTTTACCAATTAGAGAACAATTGTTTATCAATATTACTGAAAGTTATTTGTCGGACACTTTACCTTACAATAATTGTTATGTGTTAAATTATAATTGTTGTACCACACCATTTCCGACTAATACACCAACACCAACCCCTTACCCTGTTTTAAGTCAAACACCAACAAATACTCCTACTAACACACCAACACCAACACCAACAGTAACACCAACAGTAACACCAACAGTAACACCAACACCAACACCAACAAATACACCAATACCGACAAGTAGTGCAACACCAACTCCAACTCCAACACCAACTCAAACACCGGCTGTTGATGTATTAATTGATCCAATAATAACCGAAAATGATGAATATATTAATGTTGGTGAAAATGAATATTTAATGTTTGTTGATCCACCACCTCAAGAGTTAATAAACCCGTTAATTGTTGGTAATGATGAATATTTAATTATTGGTGACGAAGAATATTTAGAATTTGTAGATCCAATATAAAACTTTAAACTATTTATATAATAAAAAACAAATTATGGCATTAACAGGAAAAACAATTGGGGAATTATCATACCTACAATTCCCAACAAACGATACTTTAATTCCGGTACAATATATTGGGAGTACTTATCATATTACATTTTCTTCGATCACTTATAACGAAGGAACATATTCACAGTTTGTTGCGGAAGCGGGTGCCGGTGTATTAACACCTGGTAGGTTTTACTTGATGACTGATTATCAAACTTGTTATGACCAACCAAACTA